ACCGAATGTGCTCAACATTCCGCAAGAGAAGTATTTCCGAAATGCTTTCATTACGGACGATGGAAGACTCATTTCCACAGTGGACTTTTCTGGGGCGGAATTAAGAATTATTGCAGACCAGTCTGGCGACCCTCTTATGGTTGCCGGATTCAACTCAGGAGTGGATTTCCACTGCTATGTGGCTGCAATGCTTTTTAACAGGGAGAAAGTCGATAAAAAAGACCCGATTCGAACGCCAGTCAAAAACTTGAATTTCGGACTGGCTTATGGAATGGGTCCACAAAAACTCTATGACAAGCTCAACGGAATGGGACATAAGATTTCACTGGAGGAGTGTAAGGACCTCTTTAGGAAATATAAGTCCACGTTCACTGTTGCTATCGCTTGGCTCGATAAAAACCGAAGAGCGGCTCGTAGGGACCTCGTCATTGCCAATATCGCTGGAAGAAAGCGACGCTGGCACGCCCCGAACTATCATAAGGTTCTCGGGCAGATCAAAGCGGAGGTCCTGAAAAAGAGCAAAAAGCTTGAGCTTTCCGAAGAGCAAATCGACCAGTGCTACAAAATTGCTGAGGACAAAATCCAGGGACAGTGGGCAGCGATCGAACGAGAAGGCGGAAACCACCCGGTTCAATCTACAAATGTGGAGTGGACCAAGGAGTCGATGTACGAGATCAGAAAAAAGTGCAAAGAACGTAAATACGATGCCAGATTCTACAACTCAGTTTACGACGAAACCGTCTTAGATATTGCTAAGAGGGACGCCGAAGAGGTTCACGAGCTTCAGAAGAAGATTATGATCGAGTGTGGACAAAGGTATTGTAAGAGGGTGCCTGTCGAAGTGGAGGGACACCTAGAACCGTATTGGACAAAATAAGGAGACTCAATGCATTCACGAACAAGACTTAGGATCAAAACAACACCCAAAGAGTTGCGAGATGCTGCTAACCGGTTAGAGGCAGAATTGAAAAATGTCGTTATCCGAGGGCAGGAAGCGGAAGTCGATTTTGCCTCAGAAATCGTTTTATATTCTGGGAAGGAGCCTACCGGCTACTCTGCCCACGCGGTCACTTCAGAAGACCAGGAAAGGCATGCCAGGGTGACTGAGGCATTTCGTGCCGAGTCAAACCGTCCTATGCTAAACTAGGGGCATGCAGACCTTACTCACCCTACTTTTGGGGCTTTCTTCAATCGTGAGTCTTTACTATCTTCACCGGGAGCGGGTTTCTTATAAGGCACAGCTTAAAATCAACGACAACCTGACTAGCACCTTGAAGGAAATTGAAACCATTAAGAATGAGATGGTGGTTGAACAGATCCGGTTAAAGCAAGTCGCCAGGAAAATCCTCTCGGGGGCAGTAAACGAGCCAACTGCGCCGGAGGTCCCACCGCCCTCCGACATTCGAAGAAAGCCTTGGCTCAACTGAATAGGGGTTAACGCCCCTATTCAGTTTTTTTAGCTATTAGGATAGAATGACCCTATGCCCTTCTGGAAAGGTTTCAAGCTCAAAGCCCCCTCCGTTTCTGCCGCAGCAGGCGAAGCCTCAAAGATGCGTGCTTTGCGGTCTCAAGTTAGAAGTGGCGTACCGTACGCTGCCTTGGAGCCTGAAAAGGTTCCTCAAGCCTTTAACGTAAGCGGCTTTCTCAAGGGCACCCAAATGCCCAAAAAGACCCCCTAAATTACCCCCCTAAAAGGGGTCAAAATTACCCTTTTTCAGGGTATAAGATGTTTGAGATAGAGGTATCATTTTAGACACCTCTATTTTGCAGTATCCAATTCCCGAATCACAAGCGAGAGCCCTGCTGCTGAAGTCTATGCGGTGGGGCTTTTGTGTTTGTGGGTTCTTTAGGTATGGGAAGGAAAAGCAATGTCTAAGAGAACTAGTGTCCTAGAAAGCCGCCTGATGGCGCTCGATACTAAAGAGATGCTGGGTGACATTAACAAAGTTCTTGAAGTCGAAACCATGTTTTTGGGTAAGTACAACCACAAGCTCGTCAATCTTATTAACTCGATCGGAGTAAAGAGATTAGGGCTCACAGCTGAGGATGCGCTTCAATTAGCAGAAGGCATCATCGCCATGGAAAAGACCAAGAAAGTAATGTCAGACGTAGCAACTAGAATCGGCACTATCAGGAACGAATTGTTGGAGGAAGAGCATGAATCAAGCAAAAGAGCACACAGGCCAGCAAGTTATGGAGCTGGCAAGGAAGAGGTGGGCACAAGAAGTTCGAGAAAGAATGATTCAACTCGTAAGTAAGAAAACCACCAACGGAGAAATCATTCGTCTTGCAACTAAACTTGCTCATCAATTTGGAGGAGAGAGTGGTGACTTTACTCCAGATTTCAGAGACGTTCACCAGGGAGCTCTTTACGTCTGGAAGTTCTATCTTGAACAGTTCAGGTGGTATATGAGCATCGATCCGGCATATCGCGGGTTGAAACAAGTCCTTGTCACTTTGTAGTGGGCTTATCACATGGGGTAGGCCCACTACCTTAACCGAGAGGAGAGAAGCATGAAACAGCCCCCGCCTTTTAGAAGGCCACTGGTTCCGCCCCCGCCATTCAATAGGGAGCGACGGTCTGGTTCAGACCGTAGAGATCCAAACGGAGTTGAACAGGCGAGACAGATCGCTTTGGACCAACTTCGGTTTCCATTGGCAACGCTGAAACGGTATGGAAGCGTCTACAAAGATCAGATCCGTAGCCTTGAGGAATTCATGGCGGATTTGAAAGAAAAGACGGTTCCTACCAACAGGATAGGACTCGACCGAAGAAGGAAAGCAGCCTGATATGTGGGTCGCAGTTCTGTTGTTTATGGGAGCATTCACTGCCGAAGAGATGATCCGTAATGGACCACCTGTCGGCGCAACCGATCTTCCGGAGACCGCCTCGCAAGCGCAGGTGCAACCCGCACCTACGCCTTCGAGACAGCCTGCGGGAAATAACGTCAAAACCCAAAGGAGAAAGCACGATGATTAAGACAATCTACGAAAATCCAATTAAGACTGTTGTCTTCGGTATGCTGGTAGGAGGAGTCATCACTAACGTGGTGGACTCTTTCACTGGATACCAGAGAGGAATGGTGCCTTCCCGAAGTGACAGTTCTAAGAAAAGGAACAGGAAGAGCAAACCCAAGAAGAGGTGACTATGACGTTCATTCAGAGAATGACCGAATCAGAAACAGTCACGGATATTCTTCCTCTGTTTCCTTGGTTTACCGGGTTCATCTATTACAAGAAGCATGAGCTCCCATTTCTCTGGATGACGATCCTCTTTGTTATTGGGGGGATTTATATCCAGTACCGGTGGGACGCTAAGAATAGGCTCCGGGAACACCAAGAGGCGGAGAGGAGTTTCGAGAGAGAAAAGAGGCGTCTTCCTGAAACGATCGTGATTAGGAAGAGAAGATGGAGACTCTTTTCAGAATAAGGAATTGGAGAAAGACCTAGGTCCCTCGTTTCGAGAGCTCTAGGTCTTTCTCCAACTCAAGAGAGGGACTTATGGAAGAAAAAAAGAAGACAGCTCTTGTTATCGAAGACGATGACATGATCATGGCCTGCATTGTCCGCGTTTTTAAGGAACTCGGGTGGGAAGTGCGAACAGCGATTAACCCCAGGGAGGCTGTGCCACAGATTCGCGGAAGCCAGCTTGTAGTCAGTGACTATAACGGGATGGAATTTGATGTCACAGAAGAGATCTGCAAAAACTTGAAAATTCCTCTTATTTTGCACACGGCAGATACGGAGGCTACCTCAAGCTACGCTACCAAGATCTTAAAACCGTCTACGAAAACGAGAGAAACTATCGTTAACGTGATCCGAACTAATGGCCTATACCTTCCTGACTAAAAGCGTCAAAAACAGGGTATAAGCTATGTAGAAGTAAGAATATAAATTTTTACTTCGTCCCCAAAACCAAGAACAAAAGGAGAAATCGATGTTCACTGATACGTGGGAGTTTGTGAAGAGAAACGCGGTCACTATCGGAGTTACTGCTGGTGCGGCAACCGGCGGATACTTCGTCCTCCGTCAGCTCGGAGTTCTCGGAGGAACAGAAAAGCAGGCTCCGAAGAGGAGTCACAAGAAAAAGAAGTCGGCTGCCTCGAAGCCCCAAGCTACGAAGCACTGACTCTTTGGGGACAGAGGGATCGCGGAAAACTGCGGTCCCTCTACCATAGAAAGGAGACCCAATGAAAAACTTTGCTATCTTTTTCATGGCGGTTTTTATCCTCGCTGCTTTCTACTTCTTCATTACGGAAGACGGAGAGAGTGGCTGGATTTGTGCTATTGGCGCGGGACTTTGCTCGTTCTTAATGAACGAAATCACAGAACGGGAGGCCAGACAATGGGCCATCCGAAACTGGAAGTTCTGGTCAAATAGGGACTACTGATGTTCGCGCCTGGCAAACTGCCCATCTTCATCGGTGGGTAGTTTGACTGGCGTGAGCCAGTCATCATCATCAACAAAAAACACGTGTAAAGGAGATGATATGACAGTAGGAGAACTCTGGCGTCTAGCTAGGGAGAAAGCCGCAACGGACAAGAAGGTCTCTCGGTTGCTTAAAATGACGGCGGTTTCGTATTACAAGAAAAAGCCGTCAAGCTATGAGCTTCCGGAGAAATTCGCAGCCGGAATCGAAAGGCTCCGTGAACTTCCTGACCCCACCGACGAGGAACGCGCTGAATTTGAGCGCCATCAACGGGCAGGGGAAACCCTGAAGGCCAGGAATAGCGGAACCACGACTACGCCCACCAGGCGTAGCTTTCGGGTTGCAGCTAGAAAGACGGCTATCCGCAAGGTTCGTGTGGAGCGGGAGCTGAGCTTTACGTCGCTCACCGAAGCCGAAGAATACATCAATAAGCAGGACGAGATCCTTTCAAATCTCGATCAGCAAGCTGATGTGATTCGGGACAAAATCGGTGTCGCTAAGAGGTATATCGCTACCGAGCTGAGGACTCTCAACGAGAAGTACGGAAACGTTACGGACGAGGAAGCACACGCTCCTCTTTCCAACGGTTTCACTCACGAGACTTCAGTTCACGCGAACTAACCTACGTGGGGGCGATTAGCAGTATCGTCGCCCCCATCTTACTCAAAGAGGGGGGAATTTGAGCTACTATCCGATTTTCGCGGGATTGCTTCAAAAGCAAGGTACAGATCCTGCGCCAAGAATTTCAAGAATTATCTTCATAGTTGGCGTGCTCATTATTGTAGCTGCGCTTTATCTGATGAGGACTTAACAAGCTAGCCAACATGCTGTTGGTTAGAAAAGCCAAGCCCACCGCCATACCTAGTGGGCTTGGCTTTTTATTTTATAGGGGGGAATAAAATGTACATGAAATGCCATGGATGTGGACAACAAGTTTTTGTTGGAACCGGAGAGAAGAAATACGATTGCAGTCTTTGTCGAGGGACAATCGACGTGGACGGCCCCATTATTCGCAAGTTTGTGTGGGGAGCCCAAAAGACGATTATCCTACGAAAGATAAAGAACAGGAGGTCAGATGCGACTCAGAGTTCTTTACGGACAGAAATGGCTCCAAGCCCGGTGGCTTCCGGAGTTTCTCAGATGTGACGCCTGTGTCCTCTATCCTTTCGTGCTTTTTGAAAAGGATAGGGGGCACGTTCCTAAGACAACGATACGACATGAAATAGTTCATGTCAGACAAACTAAAGAGGTTGGGTTCTGGAAATTCAACCTTCTCTATCAATTCTACTTCGTTCGCGATCTGATCCGTTTTCGAAATTTGGACAAAGCTTACCGAGAAAATCCTTATGAAAAGGAGGCTTACCAAAAACAAAAATGGATCACTCTCACGAGCGAAGAGAAAAAAGCAGTGGGCTGGAAATAGCTCATAACCAAAGGAGGCCCAAATGAAGAACGCTATGTTGATGGTGTCTGCCCTTACGCTGATGTTCGTTGCTGCGACTGGCTGCAATAGTTCGTCCGATATCCAAAGCACGAGTTCGGTGAGCACTTCTACTGTGAGTTCGCCCACTAAGATGCTTGTGCAAACCAATGGATGCTCTGCTGCTGCTGCCGCTACAGGAGGTGCTCAAATTTCCTGCGGCGACGGGAGTGGTGCGTTTATTGCCAACGGCGCAAACGGAACCAACGGCACAAATGGTGTCAATGGTGCTGTGGGCGCTACCGGTGCTGTCGGAGCAACAGGCGCTCAAGGTCCTCAAGGATCTCAAGGCGTCGCAGGTGCTCAAGGTTCCCAAGGCCCACAAGGTCCGCAAGGTCCTCAGGGTAACCCAGGAACTCCTGCAACAAGCTCAATCTCGCTCTATGCGAACGGCGTAGAGGTGGGTAATGGCTTGCTGCAAAGCGCTTGGAACGGGAACGGTACGTATAATAACCAAAACGTTGGAACCTATACTTATGTGGTATGGGACACGACCAATCAAGTTGCGGTGACTTATACGAACATGACTCTGGGTGGGAATCTGGTGCAAACTTATTTCACCTCGTCCACCTGCACAGGATCGGCTTACGTTTCTGCGATGCAAGCGCCAGCAAATGTGACTTTCCAGTTCACGGCTGGTGGTGTGTATCGTACGACGAATACGATCCAGACCCTGACTGCGGCATCCTATCGCGCTATGAATGGCACCTGTACTTCGATACCGGTAGGTAACCAGGCTCCGGCCCAGTACCTTTCGATATCGGCGTATACTGCGCCAGCCTCAATCCCCACGACGCTTACTGCGCCTGTGTCGATTGTGGTGAACTAATCAGTACGTGAGGGGAGCCATCTGAGCTCCCCTCACTTAATTAAGGAGTAAAACGTGAAACATTATACAGCACGTCCTGGTACTACGTTCAATAACCGGGACGCTAAAATCATCGGAGCCTTTTTAGATCGGCGATTTCCAGACGGCGTTTATACTCCTAAAGAAATTGTTGATGCAGCAAGACCTGGAAACTCACCTATCCACAAATACTTTGAATGGGACGATTCCAGGGCTGCAGAACTCTATAGGCTCCAACAAGCAAGGAAACTGATCCAGTGTCTATTTGTCGAAGTCAACGGGGTCAGGGATGTTCCTAAGTCTGTAAGCGTCTACGTGGGAACTAGTAAAACAAGGACTTATGTAGATACGAGCATAGCTTACAAAGATAAAGATTTGTGGAGCCAGGTTCTTGAGGAAGCAATTCAAGGTCTTCGAAGCTGGAAGCTTCGATATGAACGCTTTGAGCAGGTCAAGGAATTAAGACCGGTTTTCAAAGCAATACAAGAGGTGCAAAAACGGTATGAAAGGAAAAAAGCAGGAAAGCAAAAAGGAAGAGTCAAAAACAATCGTTATTCCGCCAATCAACAAAAAGTTGGCAAAAATAACCATTCGAGGGGTCACTCCTCTTCTCGTTAACCGCTTTGATGAGAAATCAAGGCAGGAGATCGAGGACAGTTACCGAAAGGTGGCCAAGGGAAAGAAAATCCCAAAGACCGTCGAACAGGAATTTGAAGACTCTCTTTACCGAATGCCGGGGAAGAGAAACTCATATGGAGTTCCTGCTTCAGGTATCAAGAACTGTGCGGTGTCTGCTTGCCGATTCATTGAGGGGATCTCAATGACTGAAGCAAAAGGAGCATTTCACATTATTGAAGAGGCTGGAGGTCTTTGTGAAATCAGAGGGCCTCGTCCAGAGGTTGATCGAAGAACGGTTCGGGTGGGGACTTTTGGAAACAAGAAGCCCGCTACCCGAACCCGTGGGCGATTCGATAAGTGGGAAATTACATTTGTCGTCCAATATCGCCCCGATATCATCACAGCGGAGCAACTTCTGAACCTCTATGAGAATGCCGGATTCTCGATTGGTCTGTGCGAGTACAGACCTGAGAAGAGTGGCAATCTCGGGATGTTTGAAGTAAAGCGCCGGTAGTCATTGAATTTGGTGGGGGCCTGACTCGCTCGGGTCTCCACCAAAATTAATGAAATGGCAGAAAAGGATAGGCTACGTTTGCGCATGACTGGACCAGCATGGACTTCCACCGGAGTGGCAGCAGGGGAGACGAGTCGCTTAGAGCGGAGCGGTAACGACGCCCTTGGAGGTCACAGGATCGGCAGTAGAGGATCGCAATGTAACGGAAGCGCACCGATCAGATAGGACCTGAATGGCAGAACCGGATCGTAAGCGCCCGGACGTCATCGTACCGGTAGCGAATTAAGTGGAAGGGAAGGGCAGTAAAGGAGCGGAGTGGCCGCCAGATGACTTGAGAGGGTTGGACATTACGGGAAAGGCAGTAATGGAGGATATTGGAAGCGCGGAGAGCGGATACGCGGTCACAAGCAAGTACTGGAGTGGAATGGCGGAGAGAGGCAGCAGTAGATGGGAAAGGTCTGTAGACGACGGGACTGGAGGGGCAGGCATGCACCTCTTGAAATGCCTAGTGGTGGGGGACTCGATCCCCCACCACTTTAATTTTTTAGTTATCGCTGCTTCCCGTAATAGTTATCCGCCGCTTCTTTGCAGTAGATCGAAGCATGAAGTGCATCGTCGGGTTCGCTGGGCTTGTGGTCATAGACCATCTGTCGAGTAGCCTCTTTATATTCGCAGTAAATATGTTCCAGATCGCAAAGATAATTTTTTACGTGTTCCCAATCGGGCCAAACGATCTTGTGGTCTTTGATATCCATGATGAAATCGGTGATGACTTCGTTTCGAGCTAGCTGAAACTTGTGCCCGATTTCGTCGTATTTCTTGCGCTGTCTCTGGTTTCCCACGTGCTGAAACTTAATCACTCTCGTGGTACCAAAAGCCTCTTCAAGTCTTTCGTTTACTCCCCACCCATGACCCCAGTCAGCTCCGATACACTTCACGCGGAAGTCCTTGCAGATTCGAATAATCTCATTCACACAGTTACCTGGGAGAGCATCCTTGCCTTCAAAGCGTCTATAGTAGAGATAATGAAAGTGCTTTTGATCAAGATAAAGCCCAATGGCGAGAACTGTGTAAGACGCGTTTCTGATCTTTCCCTTGGCCCCTCGCTCGGTCCCGTCTGTTCCTTCACCCCAATCTACTCCAGCAAAAAGCTCAACACGATTAGTAAACTGAGTTGGGCGGTGGCAGAACTGATGTTTGGTTGAGCAACAGGAGATGAGTTCCGCCCGAGTAATGGGCTTACTTGCGGAGTCGTAGCTGATTCCCAAGCATTCGTTATAAAGGCTTCCCTTAGAAAGATTCTCTTTTTTCCAGACGAGTTCCTTCCACTTTCTGGGGTCCTGATACCAGGGAACCATGAGCTGGCTGATTCTATAGCCCATGATTTCTCTTTCACTGCTAAAGGCAACCCACTGTCCCCTTGCCGGATCGATGGGATTCCCGCATTTTTTACATATGGGTCCATCAAGTCCTATATTCTGCTCATCGAGGTAGTTGTAGTAAACGGGCGTGTGGTGATCACACGGAACAAGCCATTCACATTGGCTAGAACCCTCCCAGTAAAGCTGGATGGGATTCTCTAGGCTCTTAGGGGTGCCTGACATGATTTCAATCGGGTTGGGTGCGTGGGAGAGGCACTCTTCAATGACCGGGATATTAGAAGTGAGTAAGTCCTGGAGCTCATCTAAGCAAAGCATGTAGGAGGAAAGACCACGAACACGGTCGGCGGTAAGGAAGGCTGATCTTAAAAAACACAAACTCCCGTTTGTAAATCCACGCTCAAAAACCTGCTGAGAAATCTTGGATGACTGGAAGTATTTCGAAATAATAGGAGAGTCCGTAATCCATGGCTTGAGCTTCTGGTTTGAAAAAGCTCTGGTCTGGCTATGGCTCGGACTAACATAGAGGGTTTTATAGTAGGGCTGAATGACCGAACTGATAATGATTTCGTTGGCAAGCATAGTCGTCTTTTCAACCTGACGACCACACATTAAAAGCTTACGAGATGAGGGATTGTTATAGATTGGAAGAAGATAGTTGCGACCGCTAAAGCTAAAGGGTTTCCCGTCGAGGTAGACAAGCCTAGAGATCCAATCTGTCTTCAGAGCTTTGAGTTTAGTCTTAACGTCCCCGTTCTTTAGGAACTCTTTTTCGATACTTAGTCCGCTCATGGTTTTAAGTTACACGATCTTAGAGGGCTTCGCCGGTTAATATATACAACGCTATAGTTGCTAGTGTTCCCCTACGACAAATTGAACTCTTTTTGTCGGTCTATTTTCGTAACGCTCTGCACGGGTGTACGCGTGGGCCATGTGCCCCTAAAAATCATAGAGAGCCATACGGTAATAAAAAATCTAAAAAATGGGGGTTCTATATAAAAAATTTCTCTATGGTATACATCTATTTCTATGGATGCACATAGCCCTCATAGATCCCTTCGATGTCCTTTTTTTAAGGGTACTGAAGCCTTACATGGGTCGTCAACGTTTAGATGCGGGGCATAAAAGTGGCACATGTTCATCAGCATTGGCAACAGAGCTCAGCGTTCCTCTAAACATAGAGGCCCCCTCGATAAACGTTCTAAGCATAAAATAGTTGACTATTAGGGCTCTGAGTCAGGGAACAAAGTGGGCTCGACAGGGGCTTGAACCTTTTCTTCTCCCTCGTTTCCGGTAGGCTTTACTTCACTTAGCATCTCAGTGGAAATCGTAGGCATGTCGTTTCTTAAAGATTCAAACTCAGTTTGGACTGCTTTAGAGAAGTCAGTGACATCACTTGAAGAGAAGCGCTCGTAGCGAACTCCGGCATCAAATCCAACTTTGGCCCAGGAGCGAGCTTGGGAATCTGATTCCTTGTTGTTGTGGCGGGAGTAGAAATCAAACTTGTATTCAGCCGTCGCAAGAACATTCTTCAAGAATTCAGTAAAAGCGGGTTTCGATGGGAGCCCGGCTAAATACATCGCCTCTTTCTTGGGTTTGGTCAATGCGGTGTGAAGCCTGATATAGAGATAAGGAATCTCTGCACAGATCCGAAGATAGGCTCTCCAATCTGCCTTAGTCATCCTTGTGTGGTCAAAAAAGTATTTATGGTAGAGCTTAAGTCCCGTCTCGGTGACTTTCTCCTGGAAAGTCACGGGGATAATCTGGGCCAAATCCTCCACGCTATAGCGGCAGAGAATCCCTACATCTATAGCCACGCGACAGACTGGATTTCTAAGAAGCCTTGAAACTTCCTCCCACTCTTCAGGAGCCCGTTCCACTGATTTGAGGTAGATCTCCTCAAATCCTAGTTTCTGAAGGATCTTGTGGTCGTTCTCGTCATACTTCTTTTGTTGAACTCTTTTTTGTGTCAAAGGAGAGAGCGGGAGCTTGGTTGCGAGCTCCTGGTGATCTTGTAAAACGTCTTTATCCGGAAGAGGCAGCGTTACCTCATCGAACTGCTGCTTGATGTGATGCTCATCGTGATTCTCCACATAAAGCCATAGAAGAGCACGATGGTAGGGTAGGTTCATACCTCTTTAGTATTGAGGGGTGCGTGGCGAAATGTCAAATGATCTTGACGCGGCGCTATTTCTTCGCCAATGCCTTTTGGAACCGATTAAACTGCTCCACAGGCTTCATATGAGCGTAATTACGCATGCCTGGAGGCATACGCCCAACCTTCTTCTCGGCGGCTTGTGCAGCTCTTTGAATGGTGGATTTACTAAGAGCGAGCTTCTTTAGTCCCTTTGTGAAACTCACTTTTTCGTTCCGCCAGCTGCTCCCGGCTGCTTAGGCTTCGGCGCACCCTTTGGCGGGATTCCAAGAGCCATTCCTGAGGTGGCTTTATTTTGCTCAGAGATACGCTTGCCGTTCATGTACTGAAGCATGGCCTTAGCATCTCTTCTCCACTTATCAATGTACATGTGGGTGCCCATCTCACCATCAGCCATTCCGTCGGCAAAGGGATTTTCTCCCTTAGGATTACCAGAGTGGGCTTTGCTGTGGGCAGATACTCCCGGCATACCCGGGGGAAGGGCTCCCATGGGAGCTCCTGGTCCTTGCGCTTGTTCAGCCTGAACCATAGCGTTTGGTTTCTCTTTGGCTGCGGCTGCCTTTTTCTCTGCGGTATAGATGCCCTCAGCAACTCCTTTTCCAGAAAGCTTTTTTGCGTGTTCTTTGCAGCAGGAGCACTTGCCTCCGCATTCGCAACCTTTCTTTTTGCAGGCTGGGCATGTTGCTGCACCTTGCTTGTCATGTCCAAGAGCCTTACCGGCAATGTATCCTCCGACGGCGATGGGAGCAGCTCTTCTTGCAAACCGTCCAGCCCCAGCCACAAACTTTCTGCCCTCTGGTGTGCGCGGAGTAAGTTCTTTACTGAGGGTCTGCATAATTCCAGGCGCTGCCTTTGCTGCAGCGGTCTTAATACTAGGCTTCTTAAGACCGTTCTCAACCTTCTTTAAGCCCTCAACCACTTCCTGGAGTCTTCCCATTGCCGTAACAAGAGCTGACTCTGTTAGATCCTTAAGACCTAGTCGGGCAGCCAAGGTGAGCTCTGCCAGGTAATCAAGAACCTTAACTAGAACTGGGCGGTAAGAGACGAACTTCGCCAGGTTCTCTGGGTTGATAAATCCAAGCGAGAGAAGAGCATCGACAGTCATGGCATCGTCGATCTCAGCAGCTTCCTTCACAAGATCCGATCTTAAGCCAGAGCAGATCTTCTCAAGGTCAGCATAAATTTCCTGCGCGTACTTGATGATATCTGCCTTCTTTCGAAGAGGAAGGGTTCCGTGGACCTTGGCTTTTCCGTGTTCTCTGGCTTTTTTGATGATCTGTGCGATCTTATCGAGCGTTGCTCCGCGAGTAGCTAGAAGAAGCTTAGTCCTTCTTTCATCAAGAGAGACCTTCTCCATTCCTGCCCCAGAGACATCGTAGACAATCCCAGTCCAGCGGATCACCAGCGGGTCAAGCTCAAGCTTTTCAGCCGAAGCTTCTTTAATGTATTCGTCGGGGGTCGCAGTGACATCCTGAAACCCTTCCATCGGATACCAAGTCATTCTGCGAGGAATGATGTACTCTTTCGGACGAACCTCGACCATTCCGTGGGCATCAAGAAAATTAGGCTTCTTTTTCATGGCTGGGCCTACGGGCTCAGACATGGCATCGTCAGAATAGCTCCTCTTGATCTTAATCTTTTGTCCATCAAGAGTAATAGCGGTAATAGGGCCGTGTTCTTCGATAGCCTTGATGGTCACGGGTACCGTGGCTACCGCTTTCCCGTCATCAATAAAGATGAACGTTCCTGTTTGGCCCACGCGAGCAGCTCTGGGGTGGCGGAACATCTTAAGAAAATGATCGCTATTCTCGCGCTTTACTCCAGCAATTCCGGATTGCATGCAGGAGTGCTGTTCGCTTAGGAAGAGTTTTTGATTTACCTTCTTACCACTAAAATCAACAACATAAGGAATAACAACGCCAAGTACGTGCATGCCAGCCTTATTACGAACGTCGTAAACAGCAAACTCATTAGCTGCCTCCGCATTGGGGCGAATGTCATCATAGAGGAAAACTCCCTTTTCAGGAGCCTTCTTCATGATGATCATCTTTTCGCCTTCTTGATCAACTTCATGGAGGAAGTCCCAAGGCTTAGGATAGATCTTGGAGAGAAACTTAGCGCAGTCCTCACGGTTCATGTACTCGCTGGCAGAGATATCGAAAAGCTGGTCTGCCATAGAAATAACAGAGTACTTGTCGTAGCCCTCACGCTTGACGTAGGCAGCTCCAACCGGGATGAGCTTAGAAGCAGAGATTCCAAAATCATTAGTATGAACTTTGGACCTCTGCATCTGAGCGATCTTAGTGACCGCTTCAAGAGCGTTGGCAGCCTTCTTCATCGCCTTAAACTTGGGGATGACGTAGGCATGCTTTTCTAGGATCTTACGGAAAGCTTCTACTTGTTCAGGAGTAATGGTGTCTGAGATCTGATCGAGGATTTCAAACCCTGCTGAGGCATAGCTGTAACGGCCCTGAAGAGGCGGGTAGTTGGTGGTCCAAAGAGAAGGATCGTTGAAGTACTGGCCTGCGGCATCGAATGGGCGCTGGTCAAGGCCATCTGACATCGAGGTAGCAAAGAACTCTTCTTTAAAAGTATCATTCGTGAGCGGGTGAACTTCCTGCGTCTTAGCCTCCATCCAGATGTCGAGAGGATAGAGTTCAAACTTCTTTACGATAATAGGAACAAAAAGACTGCGCCCTGTCCCGGGGTCAGAAACCTGAACTGCACCGATCGCTGTCCCGCTTTGTGGGTCTTTCTTGCGATATTCTACGGTGAGTGGCAACCGGGTTACTTCAGGATACTGCTCTCTTAGCCGGGTGGTGATTACTTCAGCCCATTGCTGCGGATCATCGGGCAGTTTTGTCGTTTGGACATTAGGAAGTGTAGGTTCCGCAGCGAATAAGTTTTCTAGACCCGCCATGTCAAAGTCTCCTTGGGTAGATACTTCCTCTATCTTACAATAGTTCCTAGGGTTTAGGTAGCAGTCCCTGTTCCAGATCCCGAACCGGGAACGGCGCAGACCTGACTAATCGAGGGCACGCAAACCCCTGTAATAGTAACGGTTCCTGTCGACATGGTCTCAATCGTCGATACATAGGCATCTGCTATAGCTTGAGCCAGGTCTGGAAAGTATATGCCTAGCAGGGTTGGCCCTGAGGCTACAATAGAGGATTTTACTAGAGAGCTCGAAAGTCCGCTAAAGTTTCCATCACTGATTGTGCCAGTGCCCTGATAAACCTGGGGATGGGCCGAGGTAAGAATCCATGCTGTAGAAAAGTGGGTTTTTACGGAGACGGCAATACCATGAGCAAGAGCGTCGAGATACTCCCCGCTATTCCCTGCGGAAGGGGGATAAGGATCATGATTTGTTTCGCCAAAACGAGCGAGGATGGCGTTTCGTGCGTTGATATAAATCTGTTCTCTAAAGTAGGAATCGTCAATCACAATGCCAATCCCAGACCCGACACCAGGAACGGGCGGCACAGCCGTTAGTCCGCTATCGCTGGTCGTAAATGTAATGAGGGGACTTCCCAGAGCGATTCCGGTTCCCACTGCTGTACATAGAGCGATGAAATATGCTGGATTTTCTTGGGACAGCGGATGAACTCCGTGAAGCGCCCCCATGAAAGAATCTACGTTGGTTTCTATGAGTCCGGATAGGACTGGGCCAACAACCGGCATTATATCCTCTTAGATATCGGAATAAGTGGTTTCGCTAGGCAAAACAGGGACTCCGGTAATAAAGTCGATAACTCCCTGGTGTGAGTTGGCGGTTGTTACCCCGGAAGCTTCTCCGTTTAATTTTATTTTTGGAGCCTCAACGTCTACGGTCCCACTTGCTTTGATGGTCGCATCTGCACTTGTAGTGATGTCCACTTCTCCGGTTACGGTTGAAGACATTTTGCCGCTGATCGTGGCTGACACATCCCCGGTCACATTCTGCGTGACGTTTCCTTGCACAGTTTGGCTGACATTCCCCTGGACGGTTTGAGTAAGATTACCTTGAGTGGTAAATGTCGTATCGCCAGTATTTGCATCAATTACCAGCGTCGCTTTATTCCCGATCCCTACATTCACAGTCAGGGTTCCGTCAGGATCAATGGAAAGCGAGATCTTCTGAGATACGAAATCAAACGTATCTCCGTCCACCTCACCCATAACGAAATCTAGGGTGTTCCCGTTATCAGAATTTCCTAGCTGAAGATCAATACAATTTGTGGGTTGCTGATTATCTTGGATAAAGAATTCAAGAAGCGTGTCGTTATTGGTCTTATCTCTCACCCACTGAGTAAAACCTCCGTCGGTGGAAAGCTCCCACTCCTGGCAAACAGATGAGAGGATGTTAGAGGGTAGCCAGTAAGTGCGACATAGAGCCGTGCTTTTAACTTCAACGGACCCACCAGATCTTAGAATGACACTATTTCCGCCGATCGTTGTAAGAATGCGATCACCTTGAGTGACCAGGTCCTCTAGCGGACCAGATTCTTCTCCTGTTCCTTGCGGCTGAAGTGCTCTGAAGAAGCCGATAAGATACGGCTCATGATTGATGTAGAGTAAAACTCCAAGCTGCCCTACTTGGGGAATAGAAGTATCTTCGGCACCTGCGTCGCTTGCGGAAGTGGTGATCCATTGTACATCTGGGATGTCGTGGTCATCGGTACCGGTTCCCGTTCCCTTGCCCGACATTAGTTTTGGGGATTGCATCCCTAGCGTTTTTACTCGGCAACGTCGATTAGTTACGTCTACGTCAACTACGCGACCTAGAGCTGCGCGGCCATTTAGGGAATCGAAAGTCCCCTCGTAAGGGCTCTTTTCTATTGCCATATTCCCAATCATAACAGCAAAACTAAAAGGAACAAAGTTCCCTCTCTTTGGTATAAGCTCTCTGGAAGGAGGACTTATCCATGAACGGAAGTAGGCCCTCCAAAACAGGAAAAAAGAAGATGGCTCAAGTAGTTGGGTCAGGCGCTTTAATCCTGGTTGTTGCAGGAGGCGTTGGGATTCCCTTCGATATTCTTGCGGCAATGATCCTAGGCGCTGCTATGGTGTTGATCGTTGATCCGTAGCAGAAAACACAACCGGGCTCGTGGGGAGCCTCTATCCCTTCCCACGAGCCTTTTAAGGAGAATGAGATGAGTGTAAATAAGGTGATTCTTATTGGTCGGCTGGGGCAGAACCCGGAGGTGCGTTATACACCGGCTGGGGCTGCTGTAGCGAACTTCAGTATTGCAACCAATGAGAACTGGACGGACAAATCTGGAAACAAGCAGGAGAAGACGGAATGGCACAAGATCGTGGTCTGGAATAAGACTGCGGAACTCTGCCAGCAGTATCTCTCGAAAGGTCGCGAGGTCTATATCGAGGGTCGCCTTCAGACTCGCCAGTGGGACGACAAGGAAGGGAAGAAGAATTACACCACCGAGATCGTCGCTGATCGGGTTCAGTTCCTGGGCGGAGCGGGTGCCGGGAAGCCTGCGGCTGCAGGCGCTGCTGCTTCTGCGGCTCCGGCTGCAGGCGGAGCTGCCGCAAATGACGACATTCCGTTCTGAGTAGTCTCTGGGGGCGGGAGAAATCTCGCCCCCATTTCTTTTAGGAAATTAGGAATTTATGATTGCACTCTTTTATGATCGCAAGAACGACTGCCAAGTACGTTCGGATCAGCTAGTTGAAATCAAGCTTCACAACTGCGTCCTGTCTGCTGACGACGATGAGGCGGAATATTCTGGTAGAAGGATTAACCCCAGGACCTACGAGCCCATTCAGGAAAGCTGGCTTCGCTGTAATGACCTGGATCAGAAGTACAAGGATTGGGAAAAGTGGGACAAGGAATATATCGCCAAGTACATCCACGTGGGGACTCAGCAGATCGCTAGACTTGGCTATAAGAGCCCAAGCTGCGATAAGTTTCACAATTGGGATCGTTGGTGTAACGATTCTGATCTTGTGTTCCTTAAAATGATTTCGGAGGACTAATGAAGAAGATGCCTCTCCGAGACCAGAAATATGAACTACTACGGATTATGCGAGAGCATGATGTAGGCGGAATGCGAGACTTTATTAAAGAGAACGCCCCTTACTTCGAACAACTCTCAGAAGAATCTATTGCGGATGATAATTATCTTTTCGATCTGATTCACGTCTACAAGGCGCACACCTTTCATTTAGGCCCTCTCTACATTGAGTCCATGCGCTATTGTCTAGATAAAGGGCTCATCACACTCTCCGAAGAAACAAAAGAGCATTTCGAGAGGCTAGAGGCTGACCCCGAGGAGATCCAAGAATGCGTTATTACACCGGAGTTGGGTCGAGACAAACTCCAATAGCCGTTCAAAAAATGATGACATCAATCGCCGAGCATTTAGTTAACTTGAGGTTTACTCTGAGATCAGGCGGAGCTATCGGCGCTGATCAAGCTTTTGAAAGAGGGGCTAAAGAAAAGGAGATTTATTATGCTACCGATACTACCGAGGCAGCTGAACAAATCGCTAGCAAGATTCATCCGAATTGGGGTGCTTGTGATCGTTTATCACGTGGGTATCATGGTCGGAATGTATTACAGGTTCTTGGACGAGATCTTCATACCCCGTCTGAATTCGTTGTCTGCTGGACTAAAGAAGGCAAGGCGGTGGGCGGGACAAGAACTGCGATTATGGTAGCAGCAGAGAATGGAATCCCAGTTTTCAATCTCGCAAAACCAGAAATCCTTCCTCAACTAGAGACATTCCTGAATACCCTATAATCGGGTATAAGATAAGTGAGGAAGAGATATGTTTATCTCTTTACCCGCCAGCGTCCGATGGAGTGGATAATGCGGGGTCTTAGGCTAAGGCCCTACCTCAAACCCTAGCGAGTCTGGCCCCGAAAGGGGTGCTGCTCACGAAGGTTTGAGGCATTGGGGTTAGCCTGCCCCACTCGCCCCTTTGGGGCAATTTTTTAGCTTTTTCTTTTCCAGTCGCTTTTGAATGTATCGCACAATGAGGCACTGCATGAGCGGCAGCGGAATCGCCACCCCGGAAGCCCATTTCTTGACTGTTGACTTATGGACCTCGAATTCTTGGGTAAGCCGTATTCCTTCGTCCATCGCTAATCTTACCCATTTCTGAAATTCAGTTTGATCCATATCCTCCGGTGATGCCGCCACCCGTACCTTGGTTTGGCATTGTCGCTCCCAATGGTTCAGTCTGCAATTGGGGTCCAACAAACGCTTCTCTTAAAGTGGAGAGAAGCGGCTTTGCCTTCATCTTTCCAAACACTGGTTTTGCTGCCGCAACCTTAGTTGGCATGGGGATATTGGCGGGGAGATCTTTTACCTTTCCAAATTCGTCTTTCAAATGTGCCGCTGGAGTATAGATTGGGTTTCGTGGTTTGGGCGTAATTGGTTTACCAATAGGCCACGCCTTAGGCAACCCCAACTGCGGGGGCTTTGCAAACTGAGATCCGACAGCACCCGTTTTCATTCTTCCGAATTGGTCTTTTACAGATACACCTGGAGGAAGTGCTCCCGGTGGTTTGCCAATAGCGCTCGCGTGAGGCGCGGTAGGCAAAGGCTTCATTGAGGGTTGCGTTTGTGCTTGAGGTAGTCCCACTTTTGTTGCCGCCATGTGGGGTTGTCTGGGCGGGGCTGTTCTCATAGCGGGCTGAAGTGAGGGTACCTTTGGAACTGACGTAGTTCCGGGGATACGGATTCCTTTGAAATTTACAGGCTGAGCAGTCTTATCTGGCCACCCATCGAAATTCTCTGGGACAGCAGGATAGAGAAGATGGGGACGAGCGTTAGGATCTGGCCTTTGCTCAGATTTCTTTTTTACTTTGGCTGCGGTCTTCTCATAGCCGTCAGTAAACATGATTAGTAAGATGGCCTATAAACCTGTGGCTCAGGAGTCTTATCATCAGAAGGTGACGTAAGGTACTTATAGCCTGCGTAGGCTCCAACAGCAGAAAGAAGGGGATGCTTGGAAACGAAGGATGGGCCTTCTTTGATTTTCTTCAGTCTCTCCTTCATCTTCTGCTGAACTTTTTCCTTTTCGAACTTATAAGCAGTTGGCATTGAGACAGGCAGTTTACCCTGGCGTGCTTCTCTAGAAACGTGCTTATAAGCCAATCCAGCCCCGCGCTCTGGCTTTACTTTCATAGAGGGTGAGAGTCTTTTCATGGGCAATCCAGAAGCCAAACCTTCGGCGAAACCCTTGGCACCCCGACGAGCTCCCCGTGCTGCTTCTAATCCTGCGGCCCCCAAAGCTTTGAATGGGGCAGAAACAAATTTACCTGCGGCTCTTCCCACTTCCCTTACCGCTGCTGATTTTTCGAAGCCTTCCGAAAACATTAGTAGTGCTCCTTTTTCTGCCCAAACGTTGCACCGTAAGCAAAGGCAGGAACGGGGTGGGTGTCCTGCAACTTTGTTTTCCACGCTTCAGCAGCTCCGTCTGTTAGCGTGTTTTTGATGTAGCGATAGCCTAGCTGCGCCATCCAATTTTTCTTATTGATCGGGAGTCGATCAATACCTGTCAAAATAGGTGCGTGCTTGAGCGGTTCCTTTAGCACATCTATTTGATTGTATCCCATCCCCTTCAGATAAGAAACGTCCTTGTCCGTAATCACGTGGAATTGCGGGAGGTTACCAACAGGGAATTGTAAATGATATCCAGTAGCTTCGGAGGCAGGGAGTTTTTCTGCCCGGGTCTCGTTATAGTGAACAGCGGTGGTGTAGGGGATGATATCTCCCACATTGAATTCAGCGTGCTTTGGGGCATGAACGACGCGAGTTAGATTCCCAACGGAGCGCACAACGGTTTCAAAGATTTTACGTTGCATAGGGATGTCCTGCCCCTGATAAGCCTTATGAAGCTCGTCGACAATGTAATTTTGGGCTGCGGGCATTCCCTTATACTTGAGAAGCTCTTGGGGCTTGATCACTCCCGAAGAAAGAACATCTCCGGCCAAGACATGGTCTCCCTTCTTTACTTTTAACTCGCGCTGCGGGGGTACCTTGTGAATCTCGGTGCCCACGTGAACTTCGTACCCTCCTGTGGCCACAGGCGCGATCTTGGTAACTGGGCCATCGATTCTTGAAAGGGTTGCTTCCCCGGCAGTGTGCTTAGGCATCTCAAGAAGCTGTTTGATGCGTTCGAAACCCTTAGCAACAGGGGCTTCTCCAGCCACGCCACCCGTGTGGAAAGTCTTCATGGTCATTTGGGTCATCGGCTCAGAGATTGCCTGACCAGACTTGGCCCCGATATTTTCTCCAATTGGAGGAAGTTGTCCGTGCTCGTCAATTCCGTAACAATGCGCACAGGTTCCCTTGGTCGCAAGGCACTTTAAAGGGGACCGGACGTGGATTGTTTTGACGCCCTTTTTAGTCAATGCGGAGATGAGCTGTGGTGTGACAAGAGTATTTCTTGGGAACCCCGCTTGGCTTTTTGAGAGGTAGCGATCGTAGACGTCAGAACTTGAGGTAGGGAGATCGATTCCCCTTTCTGTTCCGCAATCGCTAGCCGTAACAATGTTATCTAGGGTGCTTGCCATGATTTCTTTATTGAGCGCCCCTGGAGCAGAGGTCTGAAGAACCCGGTCGGTCATACCCTTACGAACACCGTAAGAAGAAACAAAGTAATCACTCGTGTTAAGCCCCTCTGCGTAGGACTTTTTAATCGGGATGGGAATTGGGCGATCTTTAGCCCCAGCAACCACTCCTGGCGCAGAGAGTAGCTGCATGAGTTGGCTGTCCTTACCGCGAGCACCACTTGTAACCATGTGGTAAAAGCTATTGTTTTTACCCTTCAAATCCCGCTTGATAGTTTCGTAAGCCTCTTTTGAAGCCGCGCTATAGACATCCGAGACCTTTCGATCTTGTTCGATTCCAGGCTTAGTTGTTCTTTTAATTTCGTCCGCTTTCTTATCTGCGGCTGAGAAGATCTTTTGCTTGACCCCCGTATCTACGACGAGGTCTTTTAAGCCAACTGAGAATCCCTTTTCATAGGCAGTCTTATCCCCCAGCATTTTAAGATCAAAAACAATGTTGTGGTAATCCTTGGGGGCTTCTTTAGCGATCTTGTTATAAAGCTGCCTGGCAGCCTTAGCGCTGAGCTCAGAGTCTATCTTAAACTTATCAGGAAGGAGAGAGTTGATCTTTTTCCTACCCTCAGCACTTTGGGATAAGAAATAAAGTCCAATAGCGCTTTCCTGAGATGGCATGATCATAAGTTCGCCAGTCCCCGGCTTAAAAAGGTTATTTGAGGGGAACATCTTTCGAGACTCATTGATAGCTTCGTCGCTTGTAGGAACGTGGATCGTTACTGCATCTCCGTCGAAGTCTCCTCCGAACCCTTTCAAAACAAGAGGCGGCACCCTCACGGCAAGACCGTCAGTCAGCTTGGGCTTAAAGGACATGATGGAGAATTTGTGCAGAGAGGGGGCTCGATTCATCAAGACGGTTCTCTTGTTCATCGCAGCTTCAAGCATCTGCTTGGCCCTGGAATCACGAGCCTCGATTTCTTTTCTAGCTACGTCGGCTCCGATTCCTGCCGCAGTGTATTCTCTTACGATAAATGGGCGGAAGATATTCCAAGCCATCTTTTCAGGAATTCCAAGTTCATCCACGTCAAGATCTGGGGCGGCGGTAATAACACCGCGACCCACTAGGTCTTGTCTTCGGTCCAAGATCTTGCTGATAAAAAAGCCCTTTTTAGGCTTTGATCCGGTGATCTGAGAAATGAAGCCCTCAATCGGATGATCCTTACTTCTTGTAAGAACAGGCTCAAGTCCAGCAAGAGCTCTTGTGGATTTATACGTATCCGTGTTGAGCTCTGCCTTCTCACTCTCAGGGAGAAGTTTCATGACTGGGTAATCGTGTGACTTGGAAAGGAGTCCCACGCTCTGGTAGAGGTAGTTGACCGGAGATACCCTTAAACCCTGTTTTGGGGTTTCGTAAACGGGTCTGTATTGGGGTGGCACTACGGGGACGAGTTTTCTCATGTAGGCTTCTTCGGGCTTAAGGTTAAGTTCCTTAAGCGCAGAAAGATAGCGCATCTTTCGATTGAGGATGTCTACCTCAGTCTCATTTTTAGCTTTTGCTAGATTATCTTTAAACGTCTTGAGATCGCGATCGATATCAATTCTGCCTAGGAGTCTAGAGATACCAGGACCGCCCGTAAGAGTATTTTTGGCAGGCTCGCTTAAGACAGCCCCGTCCACGTTGACATGCTTAAGTCCGGCAATGATGTCGTTATAGTCGCCTGGCTTAAGATTTGTGAGCGTTCGGATCGCCTTCTCAAAGACAGGGTTAGGCATTGCTGCGGGAAGTTCGATATGGGCGTAATGGGCTCCAAACTTTCCGCCTGTTGTAATGGGATCAAACAATCCCCCACGCTTTTCTTTGAGATCCTTTCCGTAAAGAAACTCAGGCTCAGTAACAGCCCCATTGCTGAGTCTTTTAACTGCCCCATCCGTAAGAGGGGCTAGCACCACATCTTGGCCTTGCTTAACCGTATTTATTCCAGCCCCATGCAGAAGCGAAATGAATTTATTAAATGCGAAAGTGGGCTTTGGGGCCGGAAGCGGTTTACCCATTTCGATGGCATGCCAATACTCGTCGTTTTGTTCGCTCTTCTGGTGAGCATCAATCAGGTTCTTTTTAGCCCCGTGGGAAAGCATCGAATAGAAAGTCATCAGGTCCAGAGCCTTAGTGCCCTCTTCCCCGCCCTTCACAGGTTGTCGGTTTAAGTCGTAGCTTGTCATCGGCATGCGAGCTGAGAATCCGGACTTGCCTGTTTTAGCGAGTCTAAGAATATAAGGCTTACCTACACTTACTTTTCCGATAGATTTCCCGTTAGGAAGAATCATCTCTTCCATGTCGGAAATTCCGTGCTTTTTAAGCTCTTCTTGGATCTTGTCGTTTATGTTTTCCCCAGAAAAGTTCTTTACTACATAAGGCTTACCGGTTTTTTCTGCGATCTTAGATGCGGCACTTTCGTAGATTTGGCCTAGGTTAATACGACCGATAATGCCATGAGGGTTTAGCAGCACGTCTGGAATAGTTCCATTGGCTAATCTTGGGGCCTCATTGTCGGGGAGGATTTTAGTGATTACACCCTTGTTACCGTGTACCCCGGATAATTTGTCTGATTCTTTTGCAGGCTCGACTGCCTTTACGAAGACATCGATCTGTCCGGCTCTTTTCACTACGTCGGTGACAACGCCTTGGAACTCTCCCTTATATTTCACCCCAGCATTGGACCAAGGCTTTTGGAGAGCTTTGTTGATCCTGCGAAGGGTGGCATTCTCTGGGCTAGCGAGATCGTATTTAAGCCCCATGATCAGAAGATCATTTGGGTTAACAAGCGATCCTTTGCGGATGACCCCATCTTCGTCGAACTTGGATTTTAGTTCTTTGCTTACTGTATTCGGGTAATAAGCAGTGTACTTTTTGAAGTCAGCCATTCTCGTTCCGGATTCGACTTCAAAAGTATGCTTATAGATGTTCTGAGAAGCGAGCTTCTTGGCAGCGCTTTCGGTGATTACGATGCCGTCTTCAAATGTAAGTCCGGGATAAGGGACGTAAGCAACAGTAAGATTTTTCCCCAGAGCCAGAGTCCCGTTCTTAGTGAAATTGGAATCAGCAAGAAGCTGTCCTTTCCTAACGGTGTCTCCCACTTTTACTACCGGTTCGTGGTGAAGGTAAGTCTTCTGGTTCAGCGGGAAATCGTTGTAAAGGGGGATTCTAGTCTTTCCGATTTCAATATGATCTGGTGTGACTTTGGTTACTTTACCATCGACTGGGGCATGAACTGAGAATTGCTCTCCGATTGCCTTATGGAATGTAGTTCCATTCCCAATATCAGTTTGAACAAGAGGAGCTTCCCTGGCAACGAGCGGGATTGCCTGCCCAAGATGTTTGGTGCCCATCATGGCGCGGTTTCCCTGATCGTTCTGTAAAAAGGGGATCAGGTTCGTAGAGTGGCTAAAAAGAGTCGCCTGAGAGGGGAGCACATACTCTACTTCGGATGGTTTGACGACTCCTAGCTTCCCCAGTTTTTGTGTTTTAACCTGACTAGAGCGCCACTGGACTTTCCCGTCTGAGAGCTTGGCTTCGTCAGGAAAAGCCACATTCTTTCGATAAAGCTCTAGGGGCGTAAGATACTCTGTCTTTCCAGTTCTTGTGTTGATAACTGGGGTTTTGACATCCCGCCCTTCTTTCATTGCTCCAGTCGTAAGATGAAGCATGACGCCGATCTTTTCGGATTCAGGCGTATGGACGGGATCAACAAATCCTACGTGAGAGGGATGAACCTCACGAATCTCTGGCATGATCGTGTGAGGATCTTTAATACCCCCGGTACCGGTCATAGTAAGCTTGTGCGTCTCTGAGAGCATGTGAACAGGGTTGTACTGTTCCGGGGTAGAAACACGATCATCGTGCGTAAAGAAGTACTCCACTGGGGCGGAGAGCTTCTTAAAGTTAATCATGTCTTTAATTGCAGTCCTCTTACCGAGGTGCCTTGCCAACATGAATTTAAGGTTATTAACCTTTTGCTTTTGAGAGAGGGAGTCTCTCAACATATCATCTGCGGAGAGGACTTCTTTAAAAAGAAGGTTTTCCGGATCGTCTGGTTCTGCCTTTTCCTGATAAACGTTTAAAAGCTTTTTGCTCGTATCAAGAAGCATTCCTGGGTGAAGGTGCGGGTAGGCTTTCCCAAGCGTTACTTCTGAAACCTTGGGGTCGGTCACCGCAGTCTTGGCGTAAGCCTTGATTGCTTCAGAAGCGGTCTGGGGATTGTCTGTTTTCGTTCTGGTCAGTTTCTCGGCAAAACGGAGAACATATTTATCGGGATCTACACGGTTAGCTGCAAAAATCTCCGGACCCCAGTTTTTTCTCATCTCCTCGTCACTTACTCCCATGGCGTGCATGAGGGGGTACAAAGGCATCCTGCTTTGATCGATCACAGCGGTGTATTTATTGGATATAGGGTCAAAGTGGATTTCGGGACGCTTATTAAATTCACCGCCCAGACTCAAGACAGCCTTATATTGGTCACCCTTTTGAGTACGAACAACATAAGGACCCATTTTCATTCGGAGCTGGTTAGCAACCTGGTATTCGTTTCCACCTACGATGTAGGAGCCACGTGGGGTCAGTCTTGGGATAGTCGCTAGACGAACTTTCTCCATGCGATCGACGACCTTACCGGTGCCGTCTCTAAGTTCAAGAGAAGCGTAGACTGGAGCTCCCCAGGTATTGCCCGCTAGACGGGTTTTCTTCTGGTCTACATAGTCGTGTGGGTCAAGCGCTTGATCGTCCACCCAGATTTTATTGAGGTGGAGACTTGCTCCGTTAGGATCTTTCTGTACCGGGAAAAGCTTCTGATACGACTCGACGACCGTTTTCTTGAGCGCATCAAACTGTTCTGGACCAGAGAAAGTTCTCATTTGATTTCAATTAGTTAGTAAAAAAAGAAGGCATTGTTGGTATAAGGACTTTGGGTAGACACATTAGCTTGAGTTTACCTGAGATTACCCAGCACAACAAGGAGGCTCGGATGGCAAATCCCTTTGATAGTCCCCCCTTTGAGGAGGCTACCAAAGAACCGGTGGCGACCAAACCAACTCTGGCAGCGGAAGCCAAGGATCTTTTAGGAACAGCACGAAGTTTAGAAAACCAAGCCTTCCTGGCAAAGAAGACCAGGAATTGGGCTTGGCTCGAAAAAATTAAAAGCTTGGCTTGGAGGCTCATGGGCGTTCTTTGGGATTTTACCAAGAAGGCGCTTCTTCTCTCTCTATTCAACTTCATCGTAGAAATCTGCAATCAAGTACTCAGTTCAGCAACGGAGGGTCTTTCTAAACACAAGACCGCAGCTCCCCAGACTTCAAATCAAAATTATGGCGATCCGTTTTCAAGGCACTACAACAGTGGCTTGACTTGGTGATCTATGAGAAAGAAACCTCAGTTTAAGTATGTCGTCACTGTGCCGGAAGCTCGGAGAATTTTTGTAGAGCTGCTGGCTTGTCAGGAGTGCGACGGAAAGGCACTTGATTACTCCGTTCTCAATACTATGTTTGGGAAAGAATACTGTTACGTATTCTCTTTTCCAAAGCAGAGGCTGAGAACTCGATTCATCAAACTGTGGAGGGCTATCCGTGATGAAGACAAGAAGAAAGCCGCTACAGACTTCCTTCAAGGAAAAGGCCCCAAGCCTTCCCTATAAAATTCTCCACTGCCCCCTTTTCTTGCACCAGAAGCACTCTCATGCGTGCATCGCCTTGCGGGCGAAAGGGGTTTGTAAGGTCAACTGCAAAGACTTTTTCGAATGGGCGATGAAAAATGAAGAGACAATCAAAGAAATCCTCAATAAACATGAATCCGCTATACGAAGCTACCGTAAATCTAAAGAGATCGATAGCCAAGCTTCGCTCTTGGAGGCAGTCATGCCAAAAGGAGGGAACATCTGTGACTTCTGCGGAAAAGCCTTCAAAACAGAGGGAAGACTCAAAGGACATCGAGAGCGGAAACACAAAAGACAGCTCTTCCAAAAAGCTCAAAAGATACCATGTAGGGATCAGAGAAGTGTGGGTTAACACGGTGGGGGTGGAGGCAAGGAATCCAGAGGAGGCGAAGGAACTTGCAGCTGCGCTCTCGGTATCCCAATCTTTGGGAACCGAGTACGGGCATACCATTGAAGATACAAGCACCTGGGTCGTAGAAGAGATCACCGATTATGGGACGATTGAGAGGGTTGATTGAGAACAGTAGATCATAAGGATGTTACTGGCCGCAGTATCATCGAGGGGGATTACATCGTCTACGCTGCGTTGGCTGGTCGGTCTGCGGTTCTTCATCTGGGTAAGGTCGTTGGCCTTACTCGAAAGAAATCCGCAGTATACTTCTGGGAGAAAGATCCCAAAAACCCCGATGAAGCTCCGGCAACTGTTCAAGTTAAGGGGGTCTATCGTGGGTGGACTGCAGATCAGCCGTGGAGGGCAAACTCCAGAATTGTTACGCTTCAGTTTCCGGAACGTCTCGCAATTGTTCCCGCAGAAAGTGTCCCAGCAGCGGCTCTAGAAGCCATAGAAAGAGTAGGTAAAACGTGAGTGATAATCGTAGCGCCTCTGGCGTTGTGAATAAGGTGGTCGATGAAATTAACGAGCGGAACGAGAAAAAATGTGAGGATCGTGTTCGCCAGCTTGTTGAGCGTATCGTAAATAGCGAAGCCGAGATCAGGCATCTTCAACAGAAGATCGCAGATGACAAGGCTGAGCTGAAGAAGCTTGAACTCCCCGAACCTGTGAAGCTGGAGCTCTGATGCAGTGCCAGCTGGTTCTGAAAAGCTGGAAGGTCGTGCAGGACGAGAAAACAAAGCTCCCCAAAGTGGCTGGTAAGTACGCAGTTATGATGGGGGACAGGGAGATCGCCTCACAGGACTTCAACGATGGCTATTCTGCCAAGGAAGTTCCATTCAGTGCGGACACTGTGAAGGCGATTATGGGGGTAGAGAATATAATCAAGACAGAGCTTGAAGGGCTTCTGTCATGATTAAGAGGGGCGTCACGGCCCCTCTTTTTTAGCTATCAGGCTCCGCCGAATGCTTTGCGGATGCTACCAAAGGCTTGTCCCATGACGCTTGTAGTGGCAGGCGGTGTGGGAGGTCTTGGTACAGCTTTCCCTACGTTACCCATTGCCTTGGTAATGTTGGCGTTGATCATGTCTCCAAGACCTTGAGCTGTTTTTACAAATCCCTTCGTAAATGCCATTAGTAGTAGCCTCCCGGAGCGTAGCTTTTCTGATCACTGTTCCCTAGCGTCTTATCGTAAAGCTTCTTGGCTCCATAAGCGTACGCACCGGTTGCAGCTACGGATGGGGCAGCTTTCCCAAGAGCTTCACCAATTTGTTGTCGTCCCCTTTGTGTCTTCAGCGTTCCCTTGGTCGCATCCTGGATGTGTTTGAGAGCCGTGCCTGGGGAAAGATGTTCCTTAAGAGCAACGTCTCCGCTTGCCTTAAGGCCCTTCATAAATCCCCCACCCATTTGCTTTGCGCCAACAAGCCCGCGCTTAAGGGTTTCCCCCCATCCTTTAGCGGCGGCAGCACCAGCCGCTGTCTTCTCAAATCCCTTCACAAATGAGTTCATCTTTCTGCTCCCTTTCGGTATCTCTTTAGTCGCTTGAGAGTTGGGCTATCTTTGTATTTCACCTTATTATAACCCATATCTTCCGTGATGTTATTGTACCCCGTCTCGTACTTTAATTGGGACACTAGGGTATCTGCCCCCTGTCCCTGATTGCCCACGTAAGCTGTAGGATCACGGGGGTCGCCTTGCGAAGCCATTTTGCTTAGCATGGCAATTTCAAGAGCTCTCGCCTTTTCGGCTGCCTTACGACTCTTGTAGGGCGACCACGGGACCTTACTTGTTTCGGTGGGCTTATAGCTTGGAATCCCGGAGGGGGACATTCCTCCCGCACCAGCTACAAAAGGCATAGGCTCGGTATCGACCACCTTGAATCCCTGGCCAGTGTCCCCGGAGAGAGTCGAAGCCCCATAGGCAGCTGTTTTTTTAAATCCCGTTACAAACTGCATTCCTCAATCTCCAAGTAAGCTACGTGGTGGGTTGAGGTCTCGCTAAAGTCCTTCTCAAAGTGAGCTTCTTTTTCTTCTAGAATTTGCCGATCAATGATCTTAACGGCTGGATTTTGAAGAAGGCGATTGTACTCTTCTAAATCGGAAGCGTTGTTAAGATCAAAGCGTCTGATCGATCTCACTGTTTTTTCAATCAGCATGTGTGAATCCTGCGTGTTCTCTTTGGTGCATTCGAGAGAAAATTCTTCCAAACGTAGCCGGGGGAGGCATGAAGATCATGGGCTCTCTCGCCTTAAGCTGCATGGCGTGATATCTCATGGCTTCCTCAACATCGACATTTTCTACTTTCTGGGCAAGAGTTTTAGCAACTCCGCTAATGAGGCCCGTCCCCAATCCACCGATAATCGCTCCTAGAAGCGGGCTCTTGCCTCGGGCAAGCTGGACTGCCGCCCCCGCTGGAGCACCCAGAAGAGCTCCTTTCACACCAGCCAGGAAACCTTGAATGAATGGGCTTTTTTCAAAGGCAACTGCCTCCCCCATTAAGCCAGGGACAAGTCCTCTTTGCTCGTCCATCAGACGCCTCCTTTTCTACGAGGAGGTCTCTGAGTTGGAAGCGGGCGCATATCCGCTCCTTGCGGAGTGGGTTGTGCCGGTCCTTGCGATACCTCTGGCATCTGAGGTTGTGAAAGTTGTGAGATGGCGAGTTTGAGTTTTGCCGCAAATTCTGGGGATTGCTGGTGTAACCTAGCGAGAGCTTGAGCTTGGGTATTGGGGTCTTGTCCTACTAACTTTTTAGCCCAGGTTTGGATGGTCTTATCCTGAGCGTCAGCCGCTTCCCCTTCCGGGTCTGCTCCGGGAACAGGGACCTGACCGTCGCCCATCTGGTCAGCCATCTGAGCATTTTGCGCAACGGCATCTTCTTGCATTTGCTGCATGTAGCGCATTTGAACTTTCTGAGCCTTGGCCTGAGCTTCGGCAGCGCGTACAGTTTGAATCTCAAGCATTTTGGCTTCAAAGAGCTTCTGTTCTTCGATTTTCTTTCTGATAACTTCTGGGTCGTAGCCGAGCTCTTTTTGGAGGCTATCCCAATCAAGCTTGTCATTTGACGCCATTCCCATCAAGAGCTGAAGCTTCTGCATGTCATCAGCCATCTTAAAATCGGAGAACTTGATTGTCTTTGGCGTCGGTATGCTCAGATAGATTCTGAGTCTTTCGACAAGCCAGATTGTTAGCTGAAGAAGTTGGGAGCGATGGTGAAGGAAGTCGTTCTCCAGGGTTCTTAAGCTAATGCTGGAGCCTGTCCAGCTCATGGTTCCGCCGAAGACGAACTCTTGCGGTATGCCAACAGAGCCAATGATGGTCTTAGCTAAGAAGTCGAGCTCCGGTGTTAGAAGAAGAGCCTTGCCGTCTCCGCCAATACGCTCAAAGCCAACCGGAAAGGGGAGCACAGCCTTATAGTTAGGGTCTTTTCTTCTGTGGGCGAGTTGTCTTTCGATTTCTCGTTTCCAGGAAGAAAGATCGGAGTGGACATAAGGATCAAACTTTCCGTTAGCCTGCGGAAAAAGGACATCAAACGGTACGATGTGTTCATTAATGATAGCCTCCTGCCCGCGACGGAGGGTGTAGAAGTAGTAGAGATCCTTCAGCGCTACCGCAATCAGCGGCATTCCCCAGCCCATGTCCTTACCGGCAAGGGTGGGGCGCTTTAGATGAAACAGGTTCTGGGTACTGAGCTTAATCTTCTTTCTCTGTTTAATTGCGTCGATATAAATCTGTGGTGTGTCTTCCAGGATGTCTGGATCACCGCTCATAATCTGGCGCTTAAGCTTATCTGGAATTGAATAGAGATAGGTGTGGCGTCCAGTTGCGTCGTTATATTTAATATCGATAAATTCTGGGTTGATTCGCACAAGTCTGATGTTTTCGGCAGACTTGTAGGGCGCGTCTTTAATAATGGCGTCGCCGTCATACCCACACTTGGGACATTTGATTTTGATCCTAAGATTATCGATCTTCTTTTGGATCATCTTCCAAGGGTAAGTTTCGCGACACTTTTCGCATTTGATGAAGCGTGCCGCAGGATAGTGAATCGTAACAAAGGCGTTCCCGTAAGTTACAAGATCGAGATTCGTTTCCATGAGAAACGTCTTAATCTGGAGAGTGTTGTTGAGGAGCATTTTCCAATTCTCAACAAGCTCGGGATTGTTATCTTCTAAGATAAGGTCGGTGACCGGGTAGCGTGCGATCTTGGAAAGAGCCGGGCCAAGGAAGGAGTTGTTTGTCGCGTAGTAATAGACCCACTTGAAGAGCTCTTTAATCGTGGGCGGGACATACTGCTGCGAAACGTCGAAGAAGGGTGATGGGTAGCGAGTCCTGTTCCTATCGCCTACTAAGCGAAGGTTCGGGTCTAGACTTGCGACATCTGGTGAGCCGTCGTTGGCGCTTAACATCCGCTTCCTTCGTTAAAAATCTAGGTTCTCAAAATCCGCAGTTGCAGTTGGGGTCCCGAGAATGTCCCCATCTGGGCTAAAGTAATAATCATTCACCGGCACAAGATTACTAAAGAGCATGTAAGGTTGTGCCGGAATCTCAACTACTTGATTATAGCCGATTGCTGGGATCTGGAACAGGATTTGGGTGCCCTGCAGCACTGGGATTGTCCAACGCCCAAACGAATCAGAGTAGGCTGTTATAGGCGGGAATGTCAGCCCAGAATCATCTGAGACCGCTACACCGCCAATTGGAGAGGCTTTGACCAACGCCCCCACAATGGGGCTGTTCTGAATCGTTTTAACTCGCCCTTCGACCACACAGAGCGTTCCCGGGGTAACTAAAGGCTGTTGCCAGATACTTGGAATGCTCTCTATTGAGCTGGTAACTGAGGTAATGTAGTACCAGTCATAGGGTGAGCCATCCGCATCGGCATAACTGTAATTGTGGGGTGGCGTAACCGAAGCCACGGTAGTTACCAGGGTTGGATTAAGCTGGGGGACAACGATTTGGACCGGGATTCCGGTGTGGGCCAAAAAAGGGCATGGATAGAGTTTTAGCTTTGGGTTAATTGTTGCAGTGCAACGAACGAAAAGAATAAGCCCCGACTGGCTTGCAGTGGCTTGGAGCCCTTGTGCTTGGCTATTGATAGCCGCCGCCACAGACGCGATATCTGTTGCCCCGATTGTCACTCTTTGAACAGTCTGGCTCGTGGCTGAAAACGAAAAGGTGTCCCCAGTCTGCAGCGAATTAGGAAACGGAACACTGATCCCTGTGATAGCTCTATAGATCTTAAAGCTATCTACCGTGGAGTCGACATAAGACGTCCAGTTAATCGTGACACTCACTTCACACCTCTTCGCCTCAGCATAGCAAGGATTCCCTTTTTGCTGTAGTTGGGGTGTTTAGCATTCATCGCGAAAATAGCCCGCTCCTGCATATCCTTAACTTCATGCATGGCAGTCTTCCTGAACCCGGCGGCGAATTTAGGGCTGGGTGTTTTCATCTGCGGGCTCCGTTGACGGAGTAATGGGTTGGGTGCTGTAGTTTGCTGTAAATCCTAAAAGCTGTGGAAAATTTAGCGCCTTCTCGTCCTCAGGTTGATTCCCTGGGGTAGCAGGTGGTGGCGGTGGTACCAATGCAGCCTCCGATCCAAACAGGAAGGCGATGATTGTCTGTTGAGCAAAACATCTGATCGACATTAGAACACCGTAAACGCCTTCGTAGTTTCGTAAGTGTTAACTCCCTGGGTGATTGTCACTGTTACCGTATAAGCTTGGTTTGCTGCCAAAGTGTTGCTTGCATTGATTTGGCTTAGGGTAAATACGCCCACTGAAGAAGGAGAAGACGACGTCAATCCGGAAATTACAGGGTTGCCCGCGCTGTTGTAGACGTTGATTTCGGCAGTCTGTGGGCTGATAACCACGCTGTTTGCCTGCTCCAGCCAAACCTGGAATGTGATCGTGTCGGTAGCCGGATCAATTGCCGTAGCCATCTGACAGTCGAATTGTGGAATTGCGGAAATGATATTGGCTTCTGCTGTAGTGACGTCCGTGGTCTTGGCGATTGGTGTAAGGTCAATTGTTGTATCGACCGGCACATCAAGACTTCTTGGGGTATATGTCCAGACATCAGCAGGTGTGATTTGAGATCCAGAGATCGCCAGCACTTCGCTTTCGACGTTGAGGAGAGTGCTTTGTTGAGCCAGTGGAGCCGTGGCCGCTGTAAGTTGAGCAGTGGTAGCCAGAGGGGCCAAATCTGCGTCTACCCCTGCAATAGCCGTGAGAATTGCCGAGGTCGAAGCAGAGACCTGGGAAGCCGTTGAGAGCGGGGACAGATCGGCTGGAGTTGCTCGACTAGAGATATTGGCATCCAGGTGGTTAAGCCTTGTGTCGGTGGTAAGGAGCGGGTTGGTCGGGATTGCCACCACTGAGCTTTCACTTGCCGGATCGACAGGAAGATTATCTGTCTTCGCCTTAATTGCAGCGACTTCAACACCAATCGTTGGCAGAGAACCTGTTGCCGCAGCGATGGCCGCTTCGACTGCTGATTCGCTTGCGGGGTCGCTTGGTAGGTTGGTGGTTTTGGCATTGATTGCCGACGTGTCTGCTTTGACTGCGGCTATATCTGCTGAAACCGACGCACCCACGGGAGTGCCAAGCTTGCTGTTGACGTTGTTAACGCTCGTCTGGACGTTAGATACCTGGGTACCGACAGCCGAAACGCTGGCGAAATCCGCACGAGTCGATACCGCCGCATCGAGGTTGTCGAGCTTAGCAGCTCTTACAGTCGTATAGTCAGAGCGAAGAGAAAGAACATTCGATGAGATACCGCCAAGAAGATTCTGGGCGTATCCCATTGTTCCAGCAAGAGTGTGGCTGGAAAGAAGCTCGTCCCACACGGCGCTTACGATCGTAGCAACGAATCCTGGGCTGAGTGAGTAGCCTGATTTATCGTCATTAATGACGGTCTCAGCAAGGACATTATTCCCGTTAAAGTGAAATTGATTAAGAACTGCCTGGATGGCTGAGATCGCCGCAGCGCTTGCTCTAGAAGAGATTGTCGTATCTAGGTTATCCAAATTCGCTGCCCTGGTTGCAGTGAGTCGGCTAAGAAGAGTATCGAGGCTGCTCTGGTATTCGCTTGTTTGCGTTACTCTCAGTTGTGTAAAAGGAACGCTCAAATAAGAGTAGGTGAAGATAACCGTCAGCGGTTGTGGTGTATCGATGGAAGTAACGGAATAGTTAAAATGATAGCGCCCAAGTCCATCGTGGGTCATCGGCGTGGTAGGAACAACGATACCTCCGCCTGCGGTTGTGATAGTTACCTGTAGAATTCCCCCGTCAGGATCAACCGGGCTTCCCACTTCGTCATAGAGATTGGCATAGAAAACATAAAGGGTGCTTCCAGTGTCCGGAATGAGGAGGGTGGCAGGAACGATCCCCACAAAGTTTGTATTATTCTGGATGGCGTCCACAGAAGCTTGTGTAGCTCTGGAGCTAACTGTTGCATCCAGATTATCCAGATTAGAAGCTCTCCCAGCAGTAAGTCTTGAAACGAGAGTGCTCGTATCTCCCTGTACTGAGGTGAGCTGCCCACTCATTGTGGTCAGGGTGCCCTGAATCGCCGTAATTTGAGTCTGCTCGGTGGATGCCTGAATGGTTTCGCTTCCCGGGCTGTACAGGGATGATGGTGTAGCGAATGTGCCGTCCGTATAGACCATTTTGTTGATGGCGTAGATTTTACCGGCAAGAGGGGTGAAGTAGCCCACATAGGTGCCATTAATCATGTGGGTCATGGCAATCGTGTTCACGAAAGATGGGGAACCCGTCGTAACGTCGTAGATTTTCATCGCGACGCTCAACGTAGCCGTTCCGTCGTAGGCGGTATATTCGAAAGCCAGGCTTGTCCCCGCTAGAACTGGAATCATTGACCCACCTGTTTAGTGTAAATCTTTTGAGCTCCGCTAATCCCTGTATAAAGTTTATAAAAATCCAGATTGTCTAGGGAATGGGGTTCCGTATTCGCTAGTTCTGGGTAATGTGTCTTTAACAAGGAGTAGTGGACATGTTCATTACAATCATAACCCCAGGGAAGGATGTTCCCAATATGAATCCCGATCTTCTTTAAAATTCCACGGATAGCTAAGGATAGAAGTTGCCAATAGGGGTAGACTGTTTCCTGCTGGGAAAGCCCCCGCATAACCGCAGTAGCCCTTTCCCCGTCCGTCATGTCTGGGAGTCTCCACACTTCCATATAAACATTGGGATCAGTCGTGTAGCGCTCAATCCATCCGATGGTTGACTCGTAATCAGAAGTTTCTGAAGTGTACGTCCGATCCGGCGCAGACTCGACGATAAGAACTGTATGAGAGAACCTGGGCAGCCCCGGGATTTGAGTAAACCACGAAATGGCTTTACTCATCCAGTTATCCCAGTGCATGACAAAAGCAACATCGCCTGGTAGGAAATCCATTAGTCATTCTCCGCGAGATCAACCGACACCGCGCACATTTGTCCTGCTGCCGTATGTCCGGCAGCTTTTTGGACTTCAATGTAAAGATATAATCCGCCTGGGATGAAGCCATAACCTCCCACGGGCTGCACCTCTGTGTTTCCGTATTGGAAAGTCATGGACATTCCACCTTTAATATCTCCGATAGCATTCTCTGGAAGCGGGTTTGGGAGTTCTTTTTCATCGTAGTGATTAACGATCGGATAAAGAGGAAAAGGACCGCCGGGAACTTGATCGCCTAGCGAAATGACCACCGAATCATCCAGCGGAGCTTGGGCATTGGGATCTTGCGCCAAAGCGAGCCCCCAGGCAATCTCTCGGTCGAGGTCTCTCACCTCAACTTTAGAAACGTAGTCCCCCATGTGCCTGACCTCAAATTCTGCATCTCCGTAGGCGACCCACCGCCCTTCCCCAGGAATAGGGATCGCAAAAATGGCAGTTCCATTTGAGTTCGTGGTGTTAAATGCACAGAGGCACCTCAAGGTTTTGTTATTGAGTTCGTACTGGGTAACAACCTCAATCTTCGGTGTCTGATTTGCATTTGGAAGATAATTTTCTTCAAAGTCTGACTGATCTGCGCCAGGCGGGGTGGAGATGGGAATATTGCAAGTCACCTGGAACGAACTATCGATCGCGGTGATGACATACTTGCCGTTTGCCTGCACATATTGGAGCGAGGCGATATTTCGATCTGTGGCAAAAGATTTGAGTGTGGTCCAGCTAACTAGCATATTTCCTCACTTCAACCGAATTAGGTCTAGCGTTCTATTGGTACAGGTGGCTGTGGCACCGGTAGTGCTCCAGTCAATTGTTACAGCCCCGCTTCCTGTTGCAGTAACTACGCCGTTAGTCATTACAGCCATGTCTGAAGCCGCCGGGGTTCCGAAACTAGAGGTGATCCTAGGAAGTATAGTTCGAATACTGGCTGTCACCTGAGACCCGTTGTTAAAAATGCTGATAGTGATCGTATCTCCGTTACTGTTATGCGTACACCACCCAGAAAACAAAACGAGGTAATTTCCTGCGGCTGGAGTGATGGTCATCCCGCTCATTACTGAGTTAGTGCCGGAAGTTGTGGTGGTCGCCGCAGTCGCGGAAGCCTCGTAAGAAATACCCTGAGGATTGGCTCGAATGGCGGCCCCAGCGGATTGACTTATCAGTAGGAGTGTAAGAATGAAGAACCTCACTGTAGCCTCACTAAATCTAAGGTTCTGTTAGTGCAAGTTGCGGTACCCGAACTTGTGCTCCATTCGATTGCAATTGCGTCGGAACCCGTCGCTACCTCTACGCTTATGATTCCTACAGGAAGATCAAAGGTAGCGGGAGTTCCAGCGCTAGAGGTGACCCTTGGCAAGATCGTAACTAAGGAGCCTGTGTCTTGCGTTCCATTATTGTAGATGCTGATAGTGACTGTAGCTCCATTTGTGCTGTGGGAACACCACGTCGAAAAAATGACGATGTAGGTCCCTGCTGGAGGGGTAATCGTCATGCTGTTCATCACACCGTCGGTACCGGAGGTTGTGGTGGTTGCGCCAGTAGCTGTGGCTTCATTATAAGCGCCAAAGGCATAGGTGTAGATACCTTCCGCCCCCGGATTAGCCCACGCTGCATTAATAAGAAAAGCCATCAGCAGTAGCATCATATTAATTGTTGAAGTTAAATACCGTTACTCCCACGGTTGCGTTTGCACTGACTGCTTCAACGCCTATGCACTGACCAGACGGGACGTTCCAGTCCGTATTTCCACTTCCGTAGCCCGGCAGATACTTACAAGTCTGGCCACTTGCTAGAGCTCCGCAAGTTGCGGCATAACAGACAAGCATTTCCTGTCCAGAGGTATCGTAATAATCAAAAGTGTTGATCTGCTTACTTGTCGAGGTGACAGCCGTGACGAAAGCAGAGGTTGTGATGTTAGTCGTGGAGTTGACGTTTCTAAAGTTAGCAAACGTATTTCTTCCTACATCTTGAGTCTGGTCGGACGCTTTAGCGGTAGGAATAGAGTTTGCCATGGTCTTTTGCCCAAGCGTCACAGAAGATCCTCCGACCTGAGTGAGGTTTTGCGCCCAGGTTCCAGACTGTACGGCTGTCACGGAGTCAGTCCCACTCGATAATGTCCAAGAGCGGGCAGTTGTCCAGGTTCCAGATTGTGTAACCGCTACTGTGTTATTTGGAGAAATCGCAACCACAAGTGCGGGATCGGTGGCCACGGCGGCTGTAGAGGCGGCTTTTACTGCAGCCGTATTGGTTCCGTCTGTAATCTTCTGAAATCCGGCTCGACCCACGACATCCATAGTGGGCATCGTATTTGTACCATCTGTTACGCGAACGGGCCAGTAACCGGAAAGAGATGCCGCCGTCCCTTGAGCAACTGTCCAGGTACCACTTTGGACCGCATTTACTGTATCCGTTGCGCTAAGCAGTGGGCGGATAATTAACCGACCGCTAGAATCCGATTGAAGGGCTGCTTGCTGACCGTTGGTAAGTGTGGGAAGGGATGTATTGAACACGGCACCCCCAAGAAGAGAACGAGTTCCAGCAGTGCCAGCACCAACTGAGCCATCAGCAAGATCGGATGTGGTAAATGTACCCGTTCCAGCATTAGCGGTGACGGTCCACGATCCAGACTGGGAGGCTGGAACTGCCGCCTGGTCAGACGAAATAACCACCGGAACAGAGTTTGCCATTGTCTTTTGGCCTAACGTAATACCTGTGCCAGCGTTGTCTTGAAGTTGCGCCTTGACGATCCAGGCTCCGCTTTGTCCTACCGTCCAAGAACCGCTTTGAGTTGCCGCCACGGAGTCGGTTCCGCTTGATAGAGTCCAAGTACGACCTGTCGTCCATGTTCCGTTTTGCGCAACAGACACCGCGCTTTGGTTGGATGCAATCACGACCGGGACGGAACTCGCCATGGTGGCCTGTCCGAGTGCCAATGCCGACCCACCAATTTGGGTGATGTTCTCCGACCACGGAGCACCCGCTTGGTTCACAGATCCAATAGTATTTGAACCCGTCGGAAGAGCAGAAGCAATAGAGCCAACGAGGAGTCTTCCGCTAGAGTCTGCTTGGAGAGCTGCTTGTTGTCCGTTCGTGAGTGTGGGCAGGACGGTGTTAAAGATAACTCCTGCAAGAATCGATTTTGTTCCGGCAGTACCGGCACCAACTGAACCATCAGCTAAATCAGAAGTTGTGAAAGTTCCTGTTCCGGCATTTGCTGTGACTGTCCAACTTCCTGATTGTCCCACAGCCCAAGCACCACTTTGTGTGGCAGCGACAGTCCAGGACCCGCTCTGAGAAGCTGGGATTGCGCTCTGATCCGATGCGATTACAACTGGAGCGGACCCAGCCATGGTCTTTTGTCCAAGGGTTCCTAGCTTACTGTCGACCGAAGCAAGATGTCCGCCCGTTTCTTGTGCAGCATTGGTGGGTAGACTCACTGTTCCTGAGACATTGTTGATATTCCAAGTGCCGGATTGAGAAACTGACCACGGGGGAGATCCCTGCTGCACTGTCCACGTCCCGCCTTGTTGCACAGTCCAAGTTCCAGACTGCACAGACGCAATCGAATCCGCGCCAGAAGAGAGATTCCATGTGCGAGTTCTTGGATCTACTTGAACACCTGCAACGTCTATTCCAACATCCAGCGCTCTTTGTGCCCCAGAAACTTGGGAAGTAATGTAGTTCCCAGAACCATCAGCTGTCCACGAGGTTGAATTCAAATTTGCCGGGTTAGTTTGAACTGGCTCCGCAATTGACGTTCCGTTAGATGCGTTAATCTTGATTGCCACGCTTCCACTCGTAAGCGCCGAAGCTCTTACGCGAAGTTGGGTTAAGGCTGCTACGCGGTAGACGCGATACTTTGCGACTGTCGAAAATGAGTTCTGAGTATATGCCCCAGCCGGGCCTGTAGTTGTCAAAAGTGCAACCCAGGTTGTTCCATCAACAGTTCCGTCTACATTTAACGAAGCCCCCGTGAAAGTACCACTCACTTCGACCTGGGCTGCAGAGACACCGCTAATAGGTAGGGCAATGAAAGAACCAGCAGGGCACGCCGAAGTTGGCGTAGCGCACGTGGTAGTAATTGACCCAGTTGACGTTAAGTCGGTAATAGTTGTCGTACCAATACCTACGGCGTTTACATCGAGCGCCTGATGTCCCCCTGAGATGAGGGTGCTCGTGATTCCAGTCCCAGTACCATCCAGCGTTCGTGTACTCCAATCCCCAGACTGCACAGCACTGACTGAATCCGTTCCACTAGAAAGTGTCCATGTTCTGCCAACAGACCACACACCAGACTGTAGCGCGTTGATATTCCAGGTTCCCGATTGGGATACGGGCTGGACAACGGCGCTTCCGTCTACGGTCAGGGCGTGCGCTGCAGTGATATTAGCTACACGAGCCCCATCGGAAAGCTCGACAAACCAAGGAGCAGTATAGACATTCGGAGTTCCCTGGTTGGCGGTCACTATTCCAGAAACAGGAGACGTTGTAATAACATTCACGTCAAGCCCGGTGTGGCCCCCCGAAATGGTGGAGGTGATGTTGGCCCCGCCACTATCCTGAGTGTGTGAGTTGATGGTCCAGGTTCCTGCCTGTATCGCGTTGACCTGTCTCGGATCAATAGGGGAGCCGCTCCAAATGATCTGGGTATTTACCGGCGCTGAGGCGGGATTAACATTGTAGGTGTCTAGCCCGCGCTTCGCGCCATTCACAGTGCTCGTAATAGCGTTACCGGCAGCATCGTATGTTTCTGCGTTGATTGCGCGTGCTGGCGGGGTATCGGCTTGGGCAGAGCTCAGGCTCAAGATCAAGGCTGCGATTGAAATCCACTTTCGCATGAGTTCTCCTTAGGGCTCTTCAAGAACTTCTTTGGCGTACTCATCAATAGCCAAAAGCTTGGATGCTTGCACCGAGATTAGATCATCTGGGACTTCCCTCAGATTTTTCTTCTCCAGGCGATAGCTCGTCAATCTCGAATCGATCTGAGTCCTGATGTTGAGGTCTAGCTGTTCCCCTGTCGCTTCGAAATTCATCTGCTGAAGGTAGGGTTCCGCCATTCGAATCCATTTTACCGGATCAGCAGTGTATAGGCCATCGGTATGGCAGCTCGCTGCAATGTACACCTTGATCTCGTTCTCATAGGTGTCGGGTCGGACTGCTTCAATAATTGCAACCGTTCTTGCGCACTCCGCCGCATTCAGGGGCTCTACCGTTCCGAACTGTGCGATTCGGTCGTTAAATGCCCCGCCGATCTTCTCAAAAATATGCCACTCAGTTTGAGCTGAGTTGGACGTTGAGATCACTCGCAAAGCATAGAGTTTTTCTCGTACAAGCTGCGGCACTCCTGTCTTTAGCGTCCCAGTCTTGTGGAAATGCTCTAAAGCGTCTGCGATTTGATCCTCACTCCACCCGCCAAACTTTCTGTCAATTGCGGACATCAGGGTTTCCGGAGTCCAGGCTAAAGCCCCTATCCCAAGCTTTTTTAACTCATCCAAAAGTTTAAGAGGATTTGCTGTGGGATTATAGAAAACATTGACCTCAGCCATCTTAAGCCCAGCCATTACAAGCTGAGCAGCTGCTTTTTCAGGGTTCTTGGCAGAGAGGCTCCCCACCACCTGACCCGTAGTTTTCAGGAGTTTTAAACTAGTCCTGACTTGTTGCAGTCCCTCTTCTCTTTTGGCGTGAGGAGGCTGGAATCTTCCATTGCTCAATTAAATTTCTCCCCTGGCAATCTTGGCGATGGTTGCCTTGGCGTCCCGAGGCAAGGACTCAAAAATAGAAACCGCATGCTTCTTAAGCTGATCCGCCACAGAAGACCCAAAATAGCCCTTAATCTTTTCATATTTTTGATCCGCAACCTTTTCCAAGTCTTTCTCGCTGAGTGAGAGTCCAAGGGATTCGTCCTCCCACGAATATCCGGAAGCCTCTTTCTTAAACATATTTCCGAAAGTGGCTTTAAAAGCATCTGCGATATGCCCGTCATAGTAACGGGTCAGTCCGGCTTTCTTATCAAAAAGAAAAAGAGCCTTAGAGAATGTTGCTGGATCAGTGCCTGTTCGGTGGGAAGCAAGTTTAGAAAGCGCGACCCCCATCTCTGGTTTGGCCCAAAGCAGATCTTCTCGGATCTTGAGTTGGGGTCCGATCATATCTCCATAAGCATCCCCCGAGTAAGTCTTTAGAGATTCTTCTGCCTTCTTTTCGAGAGCCACCTGCAGTTCTTTGGCACGCTCTCTTACGTGGTAAGCAAATGTAGCGCGGTCCTCTGCGTCTGAGAACTCGCGGGTATGGTCAATAAAATAGGCGGCTGCCTTCTTCACATACTCAGGATTTGGCATCGCATAGCGATCACCTAAGGCGTAGAAGTGAGAACTTCCGTCGGGCTCAATTTCGACAACTTTCGCCACCTTGGAATGGAGCCGATCCTCTGCCCAGCTCTTTACTTCATCATAGCGATTGCTTGTCACTTCGTTAGAGGAAAGCTTTTCGATCACTTCTGGCACTTCGATATTATAGACGGCACAAGCTCGTCTGAGGTGCGTTGCTGCCACTTTCTGCGCTACATAGGGCAGTTGCTCGGCAGTTTTATTGAAATATTGGCAAGAAAGCCAGGTATTAACTTCGTCGTTTACCGGAAACTTTTTAAGGACTTGCGCCTCCTTAGTCCGCATAACGAGAGCAAACTGCTCGGGCTCAAGTCTTTCTCGCTCTTCAGCAGTGAGCACTTTGCCTTCCTTAAGATGAGGCGGCACAGAAGCGGCGGCTTCTTTGAGGATGCTCCGATTAATATCGTCAACAAAATCAATGATCTGATGAACGAGCGACATTTCCTATTCTCCTAATTTACCCTTTAAGGATACCACTTTACGCGCACACCCGCAAAAAGCATCTCTAATGCTGCACAGCAAAATAAAAGGAGTTTCGGGTATAAGTCTCTTGGCAGTCGTTTGCTTACAGCTTTCACGGAGGACCCAAATATGAGCAACAACAAAAACGACGCCAAAGCATTGAGAGAAGAGACTGAACGTCTGGAAAAGAATCAAAGGCAGCGCGAGCAGAGGCTCGTCGAAGCCAAGGAGATTTACGAGATTGCTCGGGAAATCGAGTCAGATTTTCTGGAGCAGTACAAGGAAGTTTTCAAAGATGCGACAGCCATCGAGATTGAGTGCGAGCTCCTTGCAGCTGCAAGGCACGAACTCAATCGCAGAAGGCTTGAGCATCTGCCGGAAGAAGTCGCAGGAGCAGTTGCTACGGATTGGAGGACAAACCTGAGTGGTGTTCTTCAAACTGTGGTGGGGGTGGGGCTCTTCACTCTGGGGATGCATGTTATCCCCAAGATGTTGGAAGGTTCCGATCCGAGAACGGGAGAGTTGACGGACTCCAACCCGTTTGCGGACCCCACGGCGGCAGCGGCCCCTCGACCCAGCAAACGGCGCGACAACGTCGTTCCTTTCGATCGCACGGCGTCTTAGACGACCATATTAAGCTGTAGGAAGTCAGTAATGGAGTAAGTCTCGGCGGAAGAGACTCAAGAAGTAATCCGCAATTGCAGTTAACGTTAACGACAAGCAAGCGATTGCTACCGGCTCCTCTTCTGAGGAGCCGGTTTATTTTTTAGCTATTAGGGAGGGAGAAGACTAACAAGATCAGCCGAGGGGGCCATCGGGATTGTAATTTGGGCGTAAATCCCCGTCCGCTCAATCTCAACAATGACTGTCTGGCCCTGGATCAAGTTGATAGAAAAGTTCCCCGCCGCATCTGGCGTAGTATAAATCTTATTAGCGTCGATAATGGTGTTCCCAGAGATAGCTGGGAATTCTGGAATCCTGAAACTGACTTGGACCTTTTGAGAGGGATGTCCTCCAAGATCAGTGATGTTTCCGGAAACAACGCAAATATCCGGAGGGACAGAAAGAGCTAGTGGCTGTGGCTCTACATCAAAGGTGTCGTAGATGAAGTTATCAAAAAGAACGCTTGTCATGATGTACATGAAGGTTCCAAGCGTATCTGTAAAAGTATCGGGCCATTTAAGCGTATAAAACCCATCTCCCAAGTCAACGAGATCCCCGTTAACCAGAGTTCTCGTCGTAAAGGTTGCCGCACCAAACTTCTTGTATTTGACGAGCACCTGACTATAGATAATTCCGGGCGCGGGGATACCTGAGAGTGAGAGATAGATATCTGTTTCCCAGGGCTTGTTTTGAAAGGCACTCATAACTCTATCCCCTTTTATTCAACATACACTAAAGCTGAAGCATTGAAGTTCAACAATGTGCATGTCCCGGCAGTTAGTTGGATTCTCCAATAATCTCCTGCGGGTATTCTAGATTGCTGTTGTGTCCCGGTTGTAATTGTCCCTGCCGCAGTGATCGTGGCATTATTTACATCTACGGGAGAGGCACAAGTTGCGCTTGTTCCACAATCTTGGAGTTTTACTGTTGGGTTCACAGTGCAGGTGAATTCTCCGGGGGTTACCGTAAAGTTATTTATGCTGACTGCTTGGTCGAGCTTACCCGCCCCGTAAGTACCGACTGTTGCGGAAGTAAGATGTCCACTTGCTCCACTAAGAGTTGTGGGAGGGGTTCCCGAAAAGGGCGGGCCATTAGTAAGAGCTACTTTCCCGCTTCCCAATACAGCGAGTGAGGTAACGCCCCCGGCGCTGTTATAATCGGCGACATCCGCTTCCTGCCCCGTTGCGATCTGGTCTCCCGTCGCAGTCCCAGTAGCCGGAAGAGAGATTTCGACTTGTCCCGCAGGGCATCCACCAGGCAGTCCTGTTACGATTGTTCCGAGTCTAATATACGAGGGGTTAGACTCGTCAAAAACATACTGCCCGTTAGCAACACCAGTTAAATTATCTGGATTGGCAAGACAGGTACTTCCAGAGGTAACGTCAGCAGAGAAATTGGAAAGCCCAAATCCAGAGGCAGTAACTTCAGTTGAATCATCTGATCCCTGAATATTTATGTCTCCGTTTATCCCAACTAATCCCCATTGGTTGGAATTAAAACCTACGGTGAAAATAACTCCGTTCAATGCTCCGAGCACATTAATCGCATTATTTGTCTGTCCGCTAGCCCCATTTACTGTTAACTCTACTGCGTCTGCGGTGCCAGTAATCGATGTATTTCCTTGGTGGTCTACTTTGAATACGGTAACCGGCGTAGACGTTTTCAAATTAATAAAATCAGACGTGGCCCCACTGATCTCGTTGACAGTAAGGGGGATAACATCGGTCCCGGGGGATACAAAAAGACTATCCTGTAAATTGATTCCGCTACCGGCGTAACTGGCTAGATAATCAGTCTCTACTGTTCCGCCGTTCCAAAGGGAAAGGTTCCCCTGAAGAAATAAGTCATCCCCATTATCGCGACTAAATGTCGTACTTGTAACCTGCCAGCTTCCGTTTGCTGAAGAATTATCTGTGCAGACTAGGGCAATACTCTGGTTCCAATAAAGAATGGGGCTACCGAATCCACTGAGGTTAGCTCCGCTGTTTTTCTTTACTGTTATGTAGTGAGATTGAAATGTTTGACCCGGGTAGGTTGAGGCAATAGTAGTGATAACAACCGCATCCCCTATTTGTAAAGTTGTTGCGTCTGGCAACCTCACCACTTGGCTATCGTCGTTGTAGCCAGCGCCAATACCCATTTCAAGCGTTAATCCTGCAGTTTTTGTCATGGTATAGGGTGTATTACCATTGACGGCGCTCTCTTGATCAATGCCGGTGTTGCCACCGCCGCCACCAATCATTGTTTCAGTGCCACCACTTGTAAGTTTGTAAAGATTGTCGTCGCTTTTGAAGTAGAGACGGTCGTGCCCAGACGCAGGGTTGGCTGGAGTGCTCTGCTGAGCCTCATCAATGAATCCTGAGAATGTGGTGTTTGATTGAAAATAAATGGCTCCGCCTGGAGTCCCGCCGCCAGCAGTTATTGTGACGTCTCCCCCAGCAGCACCGTTGTCATCTCCGCCGTTAAGTTGGAGATTACCACCAGCTCCTGAGCCACCATCACCGTGATTGAGAACAATTTGAGCTCCATGAGTAGCTGGGCTTCCTGTCGGCTGACCGGCTTGAAGAGTAATATCCCCAGCTGCAGAGTTGGAGTGACCCCCAGAAATAGTAAGCGAACCACCTTGGCTACTTCCGTCTCCGCCAGACAAAGTTCCGTTGCCGCCAAAGCCAGTATTGCCCTGACCAGCATCAAGAAAGAGACTTGCCCCGACAGTGAATCCAGGAGTATTGCCTCCTCGTAAGGTGAGGCTTAGATTTCCAGAATTTCCAACATCAGTTCCATTAACGAGCGTTACGCTAGAAAGAGTCTGAGACTGAAGATCAAGACCGTCAAACGACGACCCAGCGCTCGTAGCTGTGATATTTCCAGCCGACCAGATGTTTCCAGTCGTACCATTCGCGTAGTACGCGGTGCCCAATCCTACGTGATTCCCCTGGACAGTACCGTCAGACGTAACTTGCCAAGTACAGTGAACTCCGGAACAACCAAGCCCTTGGACGGAATCCCCAAAGGTAATAAAGTTTCTAGTATCCCCCGAAGGTTGTGCGTACCCAATCCAAGGGTTGCTACCGTTGTTGGCTGTCACCGGCTGCATCACGATCTTTCCGTCGTTCGAAATATATAAGACCTGATTTGCGCCGGAATCTTCCATTAAAAATCCAGCAGAGCTGCCATTAGATTGAACGATGAGGCTGATTGCGGACCCGGTATTGTGCGCAGTTGTCGTACCCGTGAGCGTTTTATCTCCAGCAAAACTTTGAGTTCCCGTCGTTACCCCGCCAGAGAAACTTGTGCTTGCTGGTTGAAGTGTGAGGGTAGAACCCGATATCGTTGCACCATTAGCGTTGGGAGATGATCCAAATGCGCCCATGGTGGTAACGCCGCCTAAAGTAGTCCATACATAGGCGTTGGAAGAATTCTTTTCGCAAACTTGATAGCTATCAGCAACACCGGCACCACCTTGGACAATCCACACCCACCCTCGGTTAGTCGAGTTACAAGTGGGTTGCGAAATAGATGTAGGTAGGATTAGGCCATCAGGGGCTGTAATTGAATGTACGTGGGTATCACCAGTTCCAGTTACCCAGAACACCTGGGAACTCTGATTAAATCCATTGATCAGGTTCCCAGTACCATCAGAATAAAGTTGGAGAACATCGCTGGGTAAGAAGTCATTGAACCCGATAGCAAGGTTTCCATCAGGACCAAAAGTAACATTAGCGTTGCCCTGAGAGTCGTCCATCTCAACAAGGTTATTTGTTTGTCCGCTGAATGCAGATAAAACAAAAGTGGTGGTATCTTGGGTTCCTAGGGTCGTGAACGTTCCATTAATGGTCGTATTTCCGGAACTGTATTGTAACCACGTCGAGGCGTGACTTGAGTCGATAAAATTATCCGCATCAAGAGTTCTGGTGCCCGCTGCGTTTGCAGCGGAGCACCAGATTAGGGCTAACCCCAAGATAAGATGGCGAACCCGCTTCATGAGTTTCCTCTCTAGGTCTAGTATTAACGTCTAGAATCCTCAACCCACAGCCCCTGAGTGGTGTCGCAGTGAAGGGTAATGGCACTGTCCTTAGCGCCAACCCAGTTACCGTTTAGGCTCAAGCCGCTGCTAGCTAAATTGCTTTGGTCCTGCAATGTTACAGTGTTGGTATTGTCAGTCCCAATAATCACGAGCTCCTGCCCATCGGAAGCGCAGGCAGTAACAGATGGCGTAGCAGTCACAGTGACTGCGCCTCCGTTTCCAGCTACCCAAACATAGTTCGTATAGCCAATACTCGTAAGAGTGACTCCTCCTGCGGCAGTAACCGATTCTGGCGACCCAGACCCACCGTTGATAGAGGGGCTGGTAACCGAGGGGGCTGAACTCACCCAGGTTGTTCCGTTAGACGTAAGAACATTTCCTGAAGTCCCAGGAGCTACTGTAGCCACGGGGGAAGTTCCGTTACCCAAAAGAACGTTATGGAGCGCCAAAGTGCTGGCCCCTGTACCGCCGTTACTGACCGGAAGAGTTCCGGTTACAGCTGCAGATTGATCCAGATGAACTGCATCAAAGGCAGGGGTTCCACCGCTACCCGCTTGAAGCACCTGATATTGAGTTCCAGCGGCGGTTACGTTAAGAGCTGAAGTCCCGTTTCCGTAGAGGATACCCTTTGACGTCCAAGTTCCTGCCCCAGTGCCTCCCTGTGGAACCGAGAGCGGAGTAGTTAGACCGGAAAGAGAAGTGATATCGCTGTTGGCCCCGCTTGCGGCGGCACCGATTCCAGAAGCAGTGATTGTCACTGCTCCTTGCATACCGTTAACAGAGGTCACCCCATCAGCAGCCGGTGAATCCTGCCACTCTCCAAGCGTTGAGCTACAAATGACGAAATCTCCTACTTGGAAGGTGATGCTTCCAGCGCCCAGATCTTGGGTACCTGCTACGCTGACTCGGTAAACGTTGCCGTTAGTCCCGGTAACGCACCCAGTATTGGCGAGAGTAGGTGTGTTGGTGTTGGCGTTCCAGGCTCCTTGGTACTCCATGACCGTGCTTGGGAGCTCGGAGACCGGGATCTTAGCACTTCCATCAAGAACGGCAGCGCCATTAGCCTGGGGGGTAGCGCTTAGGTTGGTAATCGCAAATCCGCCCATGTTCAGGCTACCTGACATGGTATCCCCTGCCTTATTAAGCGGGGTATAACCTAAGTTGGTAACCACAGCTCCGGAAGCAAGCGATGACCCAGAGATGTTTGAGAAGGTGTTAGACAACCCGCTCATCGTCTTATTTGTAAGAGTATCATTCGTTGCTCGACCTACGATTGTATCTGTAGTTGTCGGAAGAGTGAGGACAGCACCGTTATTGGTGATCTCCTGCCCATCGAGAATTCGGTTACTGCTTGCTTGGGCTGACCAAGACAAAAGCATCATTGCTAAAAATGCTGTTAGTTTTGTTTTGTTCACGGTCATCTCCTCCTTGAGATTTCGTTCCAGTTATTGCCATCCCAGATGAGATAAAGAGTCTCCTGGTCGTCAATGCTTACTTCTCCGTTTAGACTCAGACCGTTTCCGTCTTCAAGCGTGATGAAGTTTACGGGGTCCGTTCCGACAAGATAGAGTTCCTGGTTGGGCAAGGTTCCCGGGGCAATCTGTGGAGTCGCGGTAACGATTAATCCACCGCCCGTGCTCACAATCCACCAAACTTGTCTCTTTACGGGGAGGGGTTCGATCCCAATAGACTGTTCGATAACAACGGGGTCTGCTGGAGAACCGTTCTGCTGGAGTTCCAGGTTCGTCGAAATATTGGCTAACTGTTCGGCGCTTACTCCAGCGTAATATGGCATTTTAACTCGCCCAAGTGCTTGAGGTGAGCATCGCAGTGACAGCTACGATGGGGTTGGTTGCTCCTGTGCTGATAAAAGTAAGGTCTTCGTAAGGAGAAAGCGTGAGATCTCCGGTCTCAAAAACAAGGTCTCCCGCAGTCGTAATAGTTCCTACAGGGATTGATGGAGTTCCGGCAACGTTGGAGTAGTAACGGCTGACTGCTAAGCTCCCACCGCCCTTATAAGAAATGCTCAAGATAGTAATGGACTCCTGAGTCCCCACGAGATCATGAAAGTTATAAAGACCTCCTCCTGCCTGAGGAGCAAAGACGTAAAGTGCTGGACTCATCACAGGATTCGTAGGGTAGCTGATGGTCTGCGGAGTAGTTCCGTCAAACTGACTCGTCGACTGCATCACGATCGTGGTGGGCATTTGCCCAAAGAAAACGATTGTCGGGTTAGCCATCTTGATCTCCTACGCCTAGAATAACATACGCTTATGGATGAGTCAGCCGGTAACGCATATCGGCGTCCATCTCTTTAAGAACTTGGTCTCTCTTAGCCTTAAATTTGTCGACCTTTTTAAAGAACTCTTGGATGCTCTGCTGGGTCTGATAGTCACAGTCATTCGAGTAAGAGCAAAGATCCTCGATCACCTGTTTCCAGTCTGCAAAGGTATCGGCAGTTGTGCAAACTTGGCCAAATCGTCTGAGATCCCAGATTGCTTTAGGGAGGTCCTCTTCAGCAGTCGTCAGTGTGTGAAAGCACGCCGCACCCTGGCTTCCGAGATCGCCGCACCACTCACTATCTTTGATAGTGACTCTGGCGCAGCCTGAAAATTGCCCTAAGCTGAACAGTAGAGCTCCCATCAAAGTGAATGAGAGAAGCCAAAGCTGTTTTGACTTGGGACGTGGCCTGTCCGATTGCATTCTGATCTCCTGTCGTGTAGGCAGCCTGAAGGTTAACTAAAGCCTGGCTATAAGCAGCCCGCTCCGCATCTGTCTGCATATCGATCACCGTAAAGGTAGCGATCTGCGAAAGATAGGTATAAACGTACTTCCCAATAAGATTAGTAACAAGGTTAAAGATTTGGTTGATAACGGGCCATCCCAACCACGGTAAATTGGCAATTGCATAGGCTTTAAGAGCGTTTAAAGCCACGTCAAAGATCGCGATCTGAATCGCATCATTGATCGCATTTGCGACGTTATTTACCGGGGTTGGAATGATGCCCATGGGTGGTTACGCCTTAATCATCGGCTTTTTCTTGGCCAAGGGTCCTGGAAGAATGCCTTCGATCATATTGATAATCGAAACGTAGGCAGACCCTAGACCCGGGATTGACTTAACCGCATCGAGAAGCTCGTGAAGAGCGATAGCTCCTGCTCCAGATCCCATATAAGCAAAAACTCCGGACCAAGAAAGCTGACCGCTTGCCCCAAGGGTTAAGACGCCTAAGAGCAGGCCCAAAGCCGGAGCAAGCCAGGCTTGTGCTGAGCCGAGCTTAGCCCAGAAGCTGCTGAGCGAGCTGATCTTCATAAGCCCGATGATTACCATCACGACGACAGCAATCTTCATCGACCAGGCTAGGCCACCAAATCCCTGAAAAGCAGCCATGACATCACCAAAGAGCTGAGCCCAGGTGACACTTGCCGCATTCAGAACGTCATTAATTGCATTGACTACTGAAGTCATAAAATCCCTCCTATAGGAATGCCCTTATTTTAGCAGAAGGAGTAAGAGGAGTCTTGCGGGTAAAAACCTTATTTAGATCGATACTCTACCCACGCAATGAGGAGGGCATAGAGGGCTCCGAAGATCCCCGCAATCCATTTCCGGTCAGTCTTGTAACGTTCGATGGCCTTAGCATGGCTGCCCATTTTTGTGAGAATGACGTCTAATCTTTCGTGAGTACAGTCCTGCTTCTCGCTAATGCTCTTTAGTCGCTCATCGATTCGAGCGATCTGGACTTTAACCTCAACTAATTCGTTTTCGACGGAGAAATCTTCACGACCCATAGCTCCATTATACGGAGTCTATGCCCGACTCGCTAGCTACAATTATGCCGGGTAAACGGGGTTTACGCTGGGATAGGGCGGGATAAAGTTGGCGATGTCTAAATCTCTTTGAGAACGGATGGCTTGGATCTGTGCGTAGATCGGTCGGTAAAGCGCCAAGATATTTAAAGCAGACGGAAGAGGGCTAAAAGTAACCGGCTCTTGGTTAGCCGTAAGGGTGGATTTAGCAGAAAGCTTAACTCGCGTAGAGGTCTGCACCTCCGCTACAGTGGTACCCAGAGGAAGCCCGCCACCGCTTGCCGCCATTCCAACAGTCAGTGTCGCTGTAGAAGAGAGATTCTGCACAAGATCGCTATTGCTAAGAACATCGCCGTTTAGCGTCTGGCTCCACTCATTAGTAAATAAAGCCACGTCCGTCGCATAAGCTACGATTGCCAGATGGGTCGTGTAATCGTCGTTTTGCCCAGTGGCTACCTGTAAGGCAGTTTGTATGTCTAATTCAGCCTGAGATTCTCTGGATGAAGTATAAGCATCCAAGGCTGCTTTATTTTGGGCTCTCTGCCACGCATCTAAGGTGGGCTGGTCAAAGATCAACTGGGAGTCTTGAACGATAAGACCATTGGGGTCAGCCCCGTCTGGAACCTGAAGAGCAATGAAATCCGGATTGGCACTGCAAGACCAGTCTCCACCATAAGGATTTATGTCCGTATAGGTAGCGACGATAGCTTGTGTGGAAACTTGGATGATCTTGTAGACCATAAATTAGTTGATCCTGATAAATACGTTAAGAGTGATATTTCTCATTCGGGTTTCATTACCGCCGGTATTTTGGTTGGTTGCTGTTGTGTTATTTAGGGATATATTTGACGTCCCGCTAATTACGGTGTTTGGGTAATTTGCACCCTGCGCCTCGCCACGAAGATAAGCGTCAGCATCTGGCCCAGACACGTCCGAAGCCCACGATCCGTGTCCATGTCCAGAGTCATTAACGGTATGGCCGTGAGTATTTTGAACATGGGTATGTGAAGCAAAATTATCAGCCTGATAAGTTCCTAAAGCCACATCTCCGTCTGGATTCTGGCTACCATCCGATCTGCCGTTATTCTTCCCGCGAAGAGACATTCCCCGGCAATCTGGAAGCGTGGTGATTCCAGTAAGTGATGCTAAAGCACTTCCAGAAATGCTCTGTCCTTGGCACAAAACCCAGCCCGTCCCATACACAGCTTGAAACTGAGTCTGGGTTAGAATTGAAAACTGTACTGAACCGAGTGCTCCTACAGGCTGTAAAGGTGTCTGCGCCATAGATTAAAGCTCCGCGTCTGCTGACCAATGAACAGATAGGGTATCCCCAACCACCCAGTTGGCCTGTCCTGCGATTGTGCAGGAAAACCCGGTGGAACCAAGCGCTTCCGTTGCTGTTGTCGCAGCGTCGTTGGTTTTGCTTCTATTCCTCATCTGGTTGTTAGCTGCCTGTGGGTTATAGAAAGTAATAGTAGGAACAGCTCTTTTTAGAGCCATAAACCGAACGCCGGAACCTTGCCGAATCGGGGAAGCCCCAGAGACGCTGGAGGGGGGCTCATACGCTCCATTTATTGTTCCACTGTTTGTTGTAGCAGCCGTGTCGATATCGAAGCTTTTTTCATAATATCTTTGGCACGCTTGTAATTCTCTTCCAATCGATCCCCCATATCGGGAGAAATCGGAGTTAAAGCTACCGATGTTCAAAACGAATTCTGAAAAAAGAAAATTGACGCTCGTGAAGATTGATGCGGCTGGAGTCATGCTAACAACGACAGAGATCCCCCTCGATGCCGAAGAGGGGATAGAAATGTTGGTAGCGGTAATCTTTGTCCACGTATTAGAGGAGATGGTTGTGGATTGCGTGAAGATTTGCGTCACCGAAGAGTAGTTGTCTTCTACTGTAGGGACGTTGAGGGTAACAGACACTGAGGTGGTGCCGCCAGATCCGGAGTTTACCCAAACTGAGAACGATGCGGAACCTGCGTAGGCGATCTCTCTCGCCTCGATCCCCTCAATTCGTTGCTCCATGTTCATTGTAAGCGGACCCGTAATTAGCGTTACGTTCCACTGCGCATCGTACTTAACTCGGGCTGGAGATGAAAGACCGGTTGCTACTCTAGAAAGTTGTGGAGCACCAGCAGTAGTGCCAGAATAGGACGTTCTAAAGCGGTCAGGTCCGACATATGACGAACCCGCATTGACGTTCACAGAGGACGAGGCTCCGCCCCTTTGCCAGAAGTCGAGTCCTCCGTTGATCAGATAATTCTTTTCTAATCTATCGATTCTTGGTGCATTACTCATAATTAAGTATAGTGTTCCTCGATAACAATAATCCCGGCTGCGCCATCTTGACCGTTGAATGTGTTTCCGGTTCCATGAGGACCTGCGGTTCCCACTGCGTATGAATAAGACGAACTAGGAGACGGGACAATCGCGTCAATCCCACCGGCACCACCACCGCTTCCGCCTGTTGTGTTACCGTTGTACGATCCAGCCCCACCTCCGCCTGTATTTGCACTTGCAGCGGCTGTCGCTTGCTGCCACCCGCCCCCACCACCAAACATAGAGTTTCCGCCGGGAGCAGGATTTTTAGTTGTTCCGCCGTTAGCAGCATTATCTGATCCCTGGCCCCCTATAAATCCAACTCCGTAAGCGGGGCTATTAATAGTATAAGAACCGCCTAAACCACCACTAAGTGCAGCTCCTCCTGTTGTACTTCCAAGTCCCCTAGC